CACCCGCCATATCGGCTCGTTCGCGTTCTTGCGGTTCGACTTCAATGTCGAGATAGCTGTTCTCGACGGAATACAGGATAGCCTTCACCTTTTCGGTGCTCAAGATCGCCTCATTCAGGTTTCTGTTCATGCTGTTTGTCTCCTTCGTGATGGATTGGCGCCCATCACAGGGTCAAAGCACTTCAAGAGGCAATACTTCTTCTACGCTCATGGTCGGGGAGCCGTAACGGCACCTGTGTGTGCGTCCGGGGCAATCTCGCCTCTTTGTTTTCCGCCCCCACATTCTATCACCGTTGAGCTGAAACAGCAAAGCGGCGTATCGCCTGATTGGCAGCATCCACAAGTCCTACTGCCACCAGCTCGAACAGGTATCGACTATCCTGCACCGACATGATGTGCGACGGAGTGGTGTCCTTCCTGACGGTGTCAAGGTAAGCCTGTCCGGATATAACATCCCAGAGATGTTCACGGTTGCGTGATACGTTGTCCTGCGCGGCGGTGGCGATCCACGCCTCAATCTTCGGTTCTCCAGCGCAGCCGCTCGTGCTTATGTAGAACGCCAACATCAGCAGCTTCATTTCGTCTGCGTCGCATCCCTCACGGCGTCTGATGGCTGCCATTTCGCGCAGAGCGCCCAGTGCCGATCTGAGGTCTCCGTTCCGCAGGCGCTGATTGTATTTCTTGGCATATCGGCTATATTCGTCGTTCATAGTCTTTCCTCCATTGATGAAAGGCGGCTCCCCAGAACGAGGAACCGCCCTTTGTGATTGTACCGCTTCTTTTTGGAATTGTAAAGCTGGAGCTGCCGTAGAATTGATTTGCCGCCTTGTGACGGGTGTTTACGGTTTCGGGTGGGTACTTTGTTCACCGTCTCTATGTGGCTCCTGTGAGGGCGTTGTGCGGTGTTTGGCGAGTTCACTGGCGATGACGCTCAGGTCTGGTATATACCGTAGTGATGCAGAGCCTATGCCTCTTCCCACGATCTTCAGTGTTCCGACACCCGGCCAGTAAAACTCAGACTCATTCTCCATCGGGGTCGTCCATAGCGCACTCTGCCCCGTCGGGGAACATTTGGCTTCCGATTCGGTTGTACTCCTCAAAAATCTTGTCGAACGCCTCCTGCCAGACCTCGTCGTGGTCGTGCTCAACGCCGACCGCCACATGAGCGAGTTCGTGCGCGAGGACCTCGACCGCGTCAGCAACCTCAAGACTCGGCTTGACGAAGACAGCAACGGAGCCATCATCGGCGAAGTCGGTCAGGCCGTACACAGGCTTGCCGTCCTCTTCGTCGCGGATCTGCGGCTCCCAGTAAATCTCGCAGTCCTTGTCGGGGTACAGTTTCTTGAACGCGCCCCACACCATAGCGAACATATCGTTCTGGAACGGAGCAATCATCCGGTCTTTCAGATCCATCGGGGATAGGCGTGTCTCCTCGTACATCTTCAAACGCTCGCGGTTCTCAGCGAACGCCCAAGCCATCGTGTAAAGCAGGGCAATCACGCCCTCTATTGTGTCGGTTCCATCGAACAGCATCTCAGCAATCGCGCACGACAGTTCGTCATCGTCGCTCAGATCAGCGTTTTCCAACGTTTCAGGGCTGTACTTTTTCAGCAGATCTCGCGCCATGTCATACAGGCGAGCATCTGCAAAATCAGGTGCCGGCCCGTAGCCGCGGACATAGACCTCCCTGTTCTTGACGAACACCAAGTTCAATGCCGCCTCCACATTGTCCTGCGGGTCATCGGTAACGATAGGTGTATAGTGTTTCATCTCTTCCTCCTTACTCAGCCGTAGGAACGATGGTTCCGTTGGCAATTTCCAGTTCTTTTCTCAGCCGTTCGATCTCTTGGTGCTGGTCGTTGCACTTCTGGACGTGCCAGATGCAGCGTTCCATCCAATTCTGGAGTTCCGCCGGCACAAACGGCTCGACGAACTCGGAGAACAGATCCACGACCTCCTGAAGTTCCTGCGGTGAAACGCCTGTGTTTTCGTAGGCAGCCAGCTTGTCGATGGCTTCAGCGATTGGGCACCCGTTGCACCCGGCATCCCCCATAGACGGACACACATCTTTGCAGAGTTCATTTCCAGCGCCCTTAACCTGCCAACAGTGCTGCCCGCCAACTCAGAAATCTTCGGTCAGCCGTACTTCGTCATTCTTCTTTCGCTGGGTTTCGCGCTTTTCATCGTCGAAGCGGGTCATTCTCGCAATACCGATGACGGGCTTCAGGCTTTTCCCTCCGTACCTCTGCTGAAGCGCACTCAGTACATTCTCTGGCACAGAGAAGCTACTGCATACGCACACAGCCGGCACTTCTCCGCGGCTGTTACGCACCAGCACCAGATCACCCTTGTCTAAGTTCTGGCCATCGGGTACGCTGAAAAGGTAGTGCTGCACGTCTTTCAGATGATGTACGATTACGATTTTCTGCATTTCTTTTCCTCCTGTATTCTCCGGACGCAGTCCGGGCAAATCCACCCATTCTTGGTCACTTTCCAGCCGCTGCTTCGGGCGATGGATACGGCGCTCGTGTAGGATACGGTCATGTTCAGCCAACACAGGTGGGCGTCTCCGCAGCAGTCGCACACGCAATCTACGTTGTACGCCATCACCCCCGCCCTCCTTTTCAGAAAGTATCGTTCTCCACGCGGTACGCTTTGTCATCCCAGTATTCATCAGCTCCAACCTTGCGGCTGTCGTTGCCGAACGCTTCTTTCCATGACGGCAGGCTGTCATTCACTGCATCAAAGTGAAGCCCCCACCTTTCGCAGGCTTCGAGTGCGTCTTGCAGCAGCTTTCCTTCTCGGCAAGTCCACAGGATGATGCCAGCGCCGCTGCTTTGTGCCGCCGCCGCTGCGGCGATGATGCTCCAGTGCGGAGCACCGATTTCCGGGTATGCGTTCGCACACAAGCATCCGTCGAAGTCGACGGCGATAGCTTTTTGCAGGGTTCGCTCCGGCTCCTTTTCGACGGTTTCATCGGTTCCGCTTGCGACTTTGAGCCGGCTGATCGCTTCGATTGCAGTGCCCGTCAGCCTGCCGAGTGCGAAGACCGCATTATTCAAATCGGCCTCCAGCGTGGTTGCGAGTTTCTTATTATCCATCTTGCAGCTCCTTCTTCGTTTTCTCTCGTATCTGCCGGTCTGGACCGTCTGCTCCCAAAACAGGGTAGTCGGTTTCCCCGCCTTTCAGGATGACGACACGGTAGTTCTTGTTGATGCCGCGCTTCGACCGGTTCGCCAGTGCATAGAAGCTGTCCACGCTGGCACAGCCGAGCTGGTCGCGGCACTCTCGCGCAGTTCCTCTGGCAAGAAGCTCGTCGCTGTATCGGTCGTAGATCTCGTAGTAGTTCACAGCTCCACCTTCTTGATGCTTTCCATCGGGACCAGCCGTTTCTTGTTCTCGGCGTAGTAGACGATGGCGAACGGTTTCGGATTGATCGAACTGCATTGGAAGCCGCTTCTTCCGTACGGAGGTTCGTTCCATTCGCAGAACAATTCCGTGCAGAGCCATGTCACGCCGACGAAGACTCCGGTGAACAAAGCCGTTTTCGTCACGAACTTATCGCAGGACTCGTAATCGTCAATCTCCCGGCCCTCCGTTGCGCCCTTCTCCCACAGCAGCGCCTTTCCCACGTCGCCGTTGTCGATCTCGAAGTGGTTGCCGCTCGGCCTGATGTAGGCGCTGCACACAACCATATCTCCCAAAGACAGATTGGCTCGCTCAGTCGTATTCGTACTCACCCAGTTTCACCTCCGTCTCGCAGTCAGGGCATTCGACGTAACCCCAATCGTCTCCCCAGCACTCCGGCACGTCGAGTTCTCTCCACGGAACCACGACTGTCTGACCACAGTGAGGGCAAGCGAACGTGATCGAGACCGGCTTCACGTCGATGTGGAAGTCGGTCGGTTTTTCAGTCTCTCTCATATCGTTCTATCCTCCGTTTCAGTCGCTCCAGCGACTCGGCTTCTCTACGCTTGATGTCCTCCGGTGTTTCGGCTTCAATGAGGATCTCGTACTTTCGGTTCTTGCCTTTCATTACATTGCAGACAAGACAATAGAACGATGCTGTACTCGACAGCTTCAGCGCTTTCGCACACTCCCTTGCAATCCCGAACGCTACGAGCTGGTCATCCTTTGCTCGATATACGGTGTAGTGGTGCATCGTTTCTCCTTTCCGGTGTGCCGCAATCTAACTACCAATCGGTCACATCAAGTTATCAAAAAGGCTCCTAAAACCGCTGGAGCGTGTTCAAATGATGAAAGTATTGCTGGATGTCGTGGAAAACGCTGTATTCGGGTCATTTCCCCTCGTACAGAGCCTTCAGCTCTGCGTATTCTTCATCCGTGATATATCCTCGCCTGCGCTGTTGCTTCCAGTATGCCATCAGTTCGTCGTACTGTGCTTTCAGGTCCGAGAAGTACAGATACGCCGGGTTCAGGTCGGCGCACAGCTTCTTCAGCTCATCTCGCTTCGCAGCGAAGTTCTCGGCCAGTTCGGGACTCGGTGCTCTGCCGATTCGCTCAGAACCGCAGGAGCAGCACATCTTCGGCGTAACGCCCTGAACCGAGAACGACGCCCCACAGTCGAGGCATATCCATTTTTGCTGGCGTCCTCTTGCCATTGTCAGTTCCTCCGTTTTGTGGTGCAGGCATCATTTCGCGCCCTCCATGTACCGAGCCGGTCTCCCGTCGAGATCCTCGAAATCGAGGCAAGCTGGCTTGGACTGGCAGCAGTAAAGAGGCTGTCCCTCTCTCGGATAATGCTTGTACTTCCTGACTTCGCAGACTCCGGAGCGTTTCCCCTTCTCTCGCAGAAAGTGGTGGCATCCGCCGCAGCACCCTTCGGTGAACCGTTTCTGAACCGTCACCAGTCCGTCCTTTTCGGCTTGCAGCAGCTCGATCACATGGGCAATGGTAGTATTGTTCTGTACAAGCCAGTCCTCGAATTTCTTGTACTCTACGATGTCTTCGGGACGCAGGTCGGTATCTTCATACTCTGCCAGTCGATAGAACACCGACTCGACGGTGGTTCCGGTTGGCTGCGACACTGTGCCATCGCTATTGCGTATCGTCAGTCTTTCAAATGTCATTCTCCGTCTCCCTTTCAAACAAATTCGGTTGGCGGCATCGGAATCTTCCCATCCGATGGCCGCCACAGGTGCAGGCAGGTTTCGCAGTTGTTTACATAGTCGCTTCGCGGCGGATGATACTCGATCACACACTCCTCCGGCAAGAAGAACACATTCTTGATCGCACACATTTCCTCCCACGTCGGGCAGGTCGTCCGCTTCTTATTGCACGGTGACACGCTGACGTGATCCCATCCGCCTCCGTTGCTGACGATGCAATGGAATGAGCGCTGGTTCACCAGAACTCGGAACACGCCGTTTCCGCTATCGCCGTTGCAGCCGTAGTACCTTCTCTCGAAGTCGCGGTCTCTGTACTGTTCGAGCGTAGTCAAGTCTACCATCCAGTCAATACTCCTTTACTTCCGGTTCATCGAGCCGTGCGCCGCAATGCTGACAGAACGGCTCGGTGCAGTTTACATCTTCCCGGCAGTTGGAGCAGCGTGCGTCGCCCAGCCAGTCGATGACGAGGTGCGCGTGAATCCGCTCAGGTCTGCTCTCAATGATGCGGAGAGTTTTCTCTCGCATGGTCGCCGCTCGGTTGACTTCGTCCTGCTCCAGTTTCTTGCCGTCCAGCCATTTGTCAACGCTGTGCATGACGCCGAGGATGATGTACGCCTGATTCTCCAGCATATCCGCGGCCTCTTTTGCGGCTCGTATCAGTTTTCTGGCTTCCTCGCAGCCTTCTGAATCCGCAAGTTTTCTCAGGCGCACGGCCAAATCGGTCGCTTTATCAAAAATGTCAGTCATGGCTGCACCTCCTGCATTTCCATTGTGGCACCTCCATCTGCTCTATCAGTTCGCACAACCCGTCTGTTGTATCGTTACCATAGCTGAGTTCTTCATAGCCGTACCCGCCTCCGTCGCTCAGCATTTCCACGTCTACACCGTTCCGTTCCAACCATAGCCCAACCTCGCGGTCGAGTTTGGCCGCCAAACCCGCGTAGAGTGCAATCTGGTGCATTTTCTTTCGGATGTATTTCGGTACTTTCATCTCACCGCTCCATCAGCGCCCGTTCAGCTTTCTCGCGGGTTAAGAAAATCGTTTTTCCTATGGAACTTTCCACGCATGGGCAGAACGGGTACGTTTCAATGTCCCACTTTCCCTGTATTGCGAAGTATTTCATGCTCCCGACTCGGTGCTCGAAGATTTCTCCGGCAAACACGCGGTATAATTTATCGCCGATCTTGCACGGCGGAATCACTACGCGCCCGTCGCTGTCGGCCTCAGCCAGCTCGCGCAGTCTGTCGTAGCTTCCAATGCTGTTCAGGACAGACATCATAGCGTTCCACTCGCCGTACATACTGTGTACCTCCGCAGGAGACAGCCTTGCGTCTTCGTAGCGGGCGAGGCGCTCCCACGCAGCTTCTTCCCATTTGCAATTCAAGGCACAGTTTCCACCGACTTTGCAACATTCAGTGCTGCCAAAATGTGTGCAGCAAACTCCATTTTCGTGCGTGGTTTCATTGCTGTATTTCGTCAGGCGTTCCACGGCTTGTCCTCCTCACTTTCACAGTTGCCAAGGCAATCTCCGAGGGTCACATTCATCCACTCCCCCGTCAGTTCGCAGTAGATAATCAGCTCGTTGATGGAGTTGAAATCTGCCTCAATGCCATGAACGCAGCGGCAGCACTGTCGTTTCTCCATATCACGCCTCCTCTGCCACATAGCACCAGCTCTGAGGCGGTCGCATCAGCGGACGCCTCCACTCGCAGTCAAAGCTGTATTCTCCATTTACATCCGCCACCTGATCGCACGGGCAGCTTCCGCATCGTTCCTTTTCGCAGTACAACTCCGGTGGGAACCAGAACTCGCTCAGATCTTTCGGCTTATCATAGATTTTCGGTTCCGAGATGTGCCATCCAAACCCATACCGGCCTTTGAGGTAATCCTCGGCTTCGGATTCTGTCAGGCAGGCCATCAGAAAAAGTTCTTTCGCCGGCCTGACGCGGGCATCGGCGTTCACAATGTTGTATCGCGGCAGTTCACCGCTGCCGGCGTACCCGACTCTGGCGAGCGCATCAATGCGGTGGCATACAAACTCACCGACCACTTTTCCGCCTCCATAAAACTGCGGCTTCGGCCATTCGGTCTCAATGAAGTCTTCATGCGGTCTCTTGCCCTTCGTGCAGTAAATGTAGCATTTGAACGGCGGTTCCAGCTTCGGTCTGGTTCTGCGGAGTTCACCCCTTTTCTCCACGTTCAGAATCTTTTCGCACCATTTCGGCCGAATCGAGATCATCACAGCTTTCACGGTCATTCCTCCTCCGCTTTCGCTCTCTCGGCTTCCTCTCTCGTCAAGAACACCGTCTTGCCAAAATCAGAAGCGGATAGCCACAAAGTCTCAGTGATAAAGTGCCGCACCCTTATTTGAACTTCATTGTTGGCGAGAACGTGGATGCGGTCTACTACACACGGTCTATATCCCTTCCCGTATGAAACATACACCGTATCACCTACCTTACATGGTGGGATTAGTACACGCCCCTCCTTCCATGCTCGCCACAGCTCTCCGAACTCGTCGCCTGCTTCATCCTCCCAGAAATCAATTCTCTGAAAATTGTCGGCGTCGAGGCCGTTCTTCCAACGCTTCTCCACTTCTCTCAGCGCGTCTTCCTTGTTTTCTGCCTCCACCGTCACCTGCGTTTCAAGTGTCTCGCGGATATTGATGCGGAACTCCTTCTTGTTTGTCTGGCTGTTCCAGCATTCTGGGCAAAGAACGTTGTCCGTCTCAGACAACATCTTTCTGAAATCCTCTTCGCCGCAGGCTTTCCTGAAACAGTTCGTGCAGAAATGTTTTCCGCATCGTTCGCATTCCCAAAGATCGCCGCGTCGGTCATCGTGAGCATCCAATTTCCCCCTGAAACCACAGATGTCACATTCATATTGGTCATTGTTCGTCAGGTACATCGTCTTCTCCTCTCGGTTTGTGTATGCTTTTCACCCATTCGGGTCGCAGGCACTCTATATGCGTCACAGGTAGCTCCATCTGTTTCCCGTTGGGTTTCTTCAGATCCCGCTTTGCCTGCTCCAATGTCAAATCTCCGAGGTCGCCTTCAGCGAATGCAAAAAGCAAATCGCTGAAGCGGTAGAAGTCTATCGTAATTTTGGGCTGCTGGTCTGGTATGTTGCACTCGATCAGAGCGTGCGTCTCTCCACGGAATGATGCGCCGCTCGGCCATCCGGCGTTATCAATAGCTTTGTAAAGCTGTTCCGAGGATTCATAGTCTGCATATCCGAATATCAATCCCGATGCTTTCCTGTTGCCGTCCTCGTTGAACCGATTCAAAAGATAGCGGTATGCGTCCAAACTACATCCCGTTATGGTCACAGCGCCATCGGTCCAGCATGGCCGAATTGTCAAACCAGCCGCGAGCTTATCTACAATGTTTTTGCGTTGAAACGTCCAGAACTTCACCGTCAGCCTCCCACAAACGTACCAGCGTACACATTTCCGTCAATCATGTAGTGGTAGAACTCATGCCCCTCCGGGATCTGGCTCGGCTTTAGCCTTGTTGGAACCAGCGCCTGCGGGTGGTCTCCGACCACAACAGCGTATGTCGCACGAGGAACCAGCCGCTTCATCAAGTCGGTCGGCTCTGTCGCCCCATACTTTCTGCCGTCGAACAGGTTCACTGCCGCCGTCCCGCTTACCGCATCGATCAGCGAGAGCTGCTCGTACGGGAAGCATACTGCGCTACTCATACTGCGCTCTCCCTTTCATCGCTGCCTCCATGATTGCGTCCATGTTGTTGTCCAGCAGATACACAAAGTCGGTCATGCGTCCTTCGATGATTTCTTTCGCAGTCGCCGTAACTGCGGCCGGTGTAATCTGCTTGCAGTTGCAGTGAACAGCCAGAATCAGGTCGTCGAAGGTGACGCCGTCGAACAGGTTATCTTCCGTGCTCAGGTCCTCTCCGAGCTTCCACTTCGGTTCCATGCAATCGCTCTCCTTTCCGATGTAACGTTCAAGCATTACCGATTGGTAATTGCTCTATATTCTTATCTTACATTACCAACCGCCTAAGTCAATAGAAAATGCAGATTTTCGCAAATAATTTTCTTAACATAGCCGCTGGCGTTGATTTACTGCATTTTCATTCGCTGGACGACATCGACAATGGTGTCCTCCCAAGTCTGGTTCTCGGCAATATTGCAGTCCTGCTCCTGGAAGAATAGATCGACAATCTCCGGAGCTCGCTTCATCAGGTCGTTGTACTTCACACCGTACTGCTCCTCGAAGCTGTCGACCGCCTGCTTGTATTCCGCGTCGGTCATGCTCTCAGGGTCTTCGGAGCCGAAGGCGAAGTATTCGATAGCCACCTCCGCATCGCTTTGACGGTACTCCCGCTCGCGGTATCGGTAAGCCGCCTCGATCTCCTCGCGGGTCATCTGGTACACCTTGCCCTCAAACTCGAAGGTCACCGTCTCCTTCGTCTTGTCCATCAAAATCATGTTCGTTCCTCCTTATCCTTTTCTGAAGTTCGGGTTGAATGTGCTGCTGTACGCAGCAGTTCCGTTCCAGTCGTCGTAGAAGACAGTTTCCACCTGCGTACCGTGCCGGAACGTAACATTCGGACGGATGCAGTTTCCGTCCAGCCATCCTCCTTGCAACTTCCGGCAGGTCAGCCAGCGGGCGAACGGTTCTCTGCAAAGCTGCCGCATAAGGTAGCCTCCAGTGTCGAGTCTGTGCCAGATTTCTGTGCATTCGCCCTCCATATCGCAGACAAACTCGACGTCAACCGTCTTTGGCGGATTTCTTTTCAGGTCATTCTTGTATGCGTTCCAAGACACTTTCGGGAACCACTCGCCGCAGACCTCGCTGTACTCCATCGTAGAGTTCTCCGCGATGTACGACTCACCGAGCAGCTCGATGTCCTCTTCCTTCATGTAGAGCTTTCCGGTGTTGCCTTTTTCATCGGTGAATACAACAGCCTTTCGCCCGGTCAGGACGATGTCCGCGTTGTCTCCATACGGTTCAGCTTCTTTCTTGGTAATAGCTCTGATTTCAACTTTCATGGCAGCCTCCTTAAAACGAAAAGCCCGCCGCTTCGCGGAGTTTCTTTGCGGCAGCTTCAAGGCCGCGCAGGAGCCTCTCGTCATTTTCGACCTGCTCCATCGTAAAGCCGCAGGCTTCCACAGTTTCCTCGACCTCGCAGGTGTAGGTGTACTCGTGGTCGCGAAGTTCATACATGAACATATCCTTGATGAAGTCATCGCCCGTTGCATCGGCTTCGATGGCGACTTCCAGTTCCTTGCGATGCCGGATCAACGTGTCCGCGATCATCTTCGCGTCGCTGGCGAGGCAGAAACCGCCGCCAAAGGTATTGCAGAGCTTGTCGGTGTCGTTCTTTGTCAGCCCCAACTCCTTCAGAATCTCGTCGAAGCGTTCCTCCGTGAACGCCCAGTACATCGGAAGTGCGTTGACTTCCTCCTGATGGCGTTTCTTCATTTCTGCGTATGCGTTCATTTCTTATCCCCCTTCTTCGGGCAGGAGAGAAACTGCTCCAGCCACTCTTCTTTTTTATCTTCGCTCATGCAGGGAAACTCGTCGGCGTCAAGATCGCACAGCATCTCCCTGATACTGCACATACCGAGTTCCTGCTGGCGGTTGCTGCACATTTCGATCAGCGCGTCCATCGCTTCAACCGCAATGTCATCTATCATGAGTATTCACCTCCTGTACGCCTTCGTTGGCTGCCAGCGGCGTCGTGCGGCGCATCCGTGTCCGCTTCACCACGAACTTCTTCTTGCAGCAGAAACACGGAACCTTGTAGTTCCCGTTCCATCCTACCATGTTCGTTCTCCTGCAATGCGGACAATCAATGATGCCAAGCACCGGCTTGTTCGCCATAACTCAGTCCCTCCTCAATACCAGATCAAATTGATTCCACCGAGCTGCTCCACGCGGCCGGTCATTGCCTCGACGTCTACGAGCTTCTTTGGAAGCCGATCGTCTCCGTTCCACGCTCGGATCAGCTCCTCCAATCCCTTGTCGGGAACCGGTATGGCGAAGTCGCATCCGAAGTTGTAGACCATCTGATCGAGCAGTTCCTCGTAAACGTCTTCCTTGCCAGCTACAATCTTCTTGCGCTGGTCGCCGTGGAAGTTGATGTTTCCAAGGAACAGCCGCCCATACATCATCTTCAACGCCCGCAACTGCTCGCGGTTCAAGTCGTTGTAAACACCGTCTGCTTCCCGCAGAGCCCAGTATCCGCCCGATCCTCGGACATATTCAAACTGGAGCTTTCGAGCAAGCGCGTATCGGATATGGCCTTCCAGCACCGTTTTCCAGCGGATGCCTCGCAGGTCTATCTTCCCGTAGTTGGCGAATCTCATGTCAAGCATACCGTTGGAGTCGCTATTCTCGAACGACCAGAAGTGGTCTCGATAGACGCAATCCCCGTTGACATCCATCTTCAGATCTCGCGCCTCGGAACGAGAATAGTGAACCGGCTGGCAGTCAACCTTTCGGTTGTGTTCCGCGTCCTGCTTCAAGTAGAGCAGAACCGTATTCTTGTCCCTGTCTTTCCCATGATAGTCCGGGCGATATGCAACTACACCGAGTTCTCTGGCGATGTCGTCAATCGTCTTCTGCTGCTGCGCGTACTGTACGTCTTCTACTGTTACATACAGCATTGGCATTACCTCCTCTTGTTTTCTTCCCGTCTTTGTGCTACCATTAGGGGGCAAGACGAAGACGGGTTCGTCTCGCCCCTTTTGGGTATCGGGCTACCTTTTCTGTTGTGAGTCAGTCGGGGTAGCCCGATTTTATTTTGCTTTCAGGGCGGCGATTTTGCTGCGGATGATTTCCGCTGCATCAGCGCCGCTCTCCGCTTTTGTTTCGACCAATTCTGCGAGGGTTTCCAACCAGACAATGAGTTCAGCTTGGGTCATGTTATCAAGCTCCATTTCGTTTGCACCTCCCGTCCGATGCCTTTTGCGGGATTGATTTCCCACAATCTTATCGTACAACACCTACCTCCGTGGTCAATAGGAAATTCACAAAATATCAACGGTGGCGTTGATTTTTTACTAAGGCAATTTTACGAACTGTTCTTGGTGATACCAGTCTCGGTATCCGTCACTTCCGACGATTTCGTACAGCGCCCTACCGTCTGAGCCGCACGTCGCGTCGACGATTTTCCCCATCCGGCCGCCGAAATTCAGGCGAACGATGTCTCCAATCCACGGGCCGTCTTCGCCAGTGGTCGGAACAGTCACTTCGCCGGCTACTGTTCCGAACGCCAGTAGCCTCTGGATACGCCGCTTCTCCGACGCTGGCAGTTCATCGAAGTCGATGCCTACACCGTCGAGTGTGACGTCAAAATGCACCTTCCACCATCCCGTCTTCATTCTGAATCCCCCTCCATCAGCGTCTTGTACTCGCAAATCTGCTCCCACGTCAGCCATTCGGGCTGTTTGTCGACCGGGAAACTGCGCCACAGCACCATCATTGCGAGAATGTGGTCTTTCACATTCCCCGCCCACAGATACTTCTCGCGTCGGTTCCCGTAGCCGAGGAAATACTTGCAGTCCATCATCAAGCGGTCGAGAAGCTGGTATCGGAACGTCTCGTCGTATCGGAGAACGAGCTTTCCAAAGACTCGCTTCTGGAACTGCCCTATCGTTTCGCACGGCTCGAAACAACTCCGTCCCAGCGTGTCCGGTTGCCGTCCGGTGTCGTCTCGCAGATGGCAGAACGGAACAGGGTTGTACCCGATGCTGTTCGTCATCTTTCGGTAGAAATGGCGGCATTTATTGCAGTTCATTCTGCTTCCTCCTTCGGATTTCTTCATTGATTGCGTCCAGCCGTTCCTTTGCTCTCTCATAGCCGGCGATACTCGGCAGCTTTGCAAGTCTCATACCGTCTCCCCAGTTTCCTACTGGCTTCATTACCTCCTGCTCGTATTTTTCTTGTGCCCGTTCGCGCATCTTCTGGAGGGTCTCCAACTTGTAGCGACTGTAATCTGCCATCACCGGCTTCTCCATTCCGCGTAACTCAGCGGGTGGACATTGCCATCCGAGAGGTGCTCGAATGCGAATCGAGCGAGGTACACCAGATACCGTTCCTTCGGATCTTCCGCGTCGTCATCAACGATGGCAGCATCATCCAAGTGGATTCCGCTCTGCTCCATCCAACCAGCCTCGCGCTCCAGATACGAGATAGGGCCGTCCGTCTCCTCGAACGCTCGGTCTTCGTCTACGGTCAGGTATGCCAAAATCGTTCTTTCCATTGTGTGTTCCTCCTTATCAACCAACGAGCCATTTCCAGCTCAGTTCTTTCTCAACGTTGCGTTCCCATTCCCACTCGCTCTTGCTGAAGCAGGGGCGATAGTGCGCCGGCATCGAGTTCGCTGCGAAGTTCTGGATGCGGCGCTTGCGCTCCTTACCGGTCATCAGCCGAGCCTGCCAGTCAACCAGCTCCGCCTGCTCCTCCTTGATGAATTGACGGTTGCCGTCAACTTCTACGCCCAGCCTATCTTCGGCGCAGCCGGAGTACGGGTTGTGGCAACTGCCCGCCCAGAACACCTTGCACTCCGTCCCCTTCTTGAACTTGCGGCCTCCGACGATGCGAACCGTGTCTCCGACGTGCGGCTTCTTCGCCTGTTCGGGGTTCGTTCTGTTGTCGAACATGGCGCGACCGATGTTCTTCCAGTAGCGATACACCTTGCGAAGAACCTCCGGCGTTGCGTCGATCTCAGCACGGCCGCCGCAGGCGCAGCGGGTGGTGTTGAACAGGACCTTGTCAATGGTCTGCTTCTCTTCGTTCCAGCAGATCGCGTACCAGTCGGAATCGTCGTAGCCGTTGTGCTCGTACCAGTCAAGAACGCAGCCCTCGTAGTCGGGGGTGTGACCATCCCCGTACACGTTCGTGTAGATTGCCATTTCGTCTCCTCCTTACATTTCGTACTCGCAGTAGCTTTCGCCGTCTACCTCGACGGTGGCTCTTGCGTACATTCCGTTGTAGACCGACTCCTCAGCGAAGCCCATCGCATCGTCGAGGGTCGTTTCAGGCTTTGCCTTGAGCCTGCGGATCTCGCCGCAGACTCCTTCCAGAACAACCAGAATCTCCATGTGGTTCTCCTTTCAGGCGATGTAGCCGAACAGTTCTTCCAGCTCCTCACGGGTCTTCCCCTGCCATCCAGCTCTGTAACTCTGGATCTCGGCGGATTCGACGAGGGTTCTGCCAGTCGAGCTGACGTCGATCTTCTTGTCGTTGCACCAGAAGCTATACAGGCGAACGGAACCGCAGTTGATGTCGCGCTCCAAGCGAAGCTCAAAGAAGTTGCCGAGATCCGAGGTCCAATACTTGCTGTCGCGGAACCCGCTGACCTTGTCGCTCATGCCACGGACGAAAGCCGCTGCCGGGATGATGTTCTGCTTCACCCACGCGATCTCCGCTTTCTGCTGCTTCTTGTAGTCCTTCTCGGTGACGACCACAGCCATTCTGTAAGCGTCTGCCTTCGTCATCGAATCGGCTGCCATGTAGATTTCTTCCACGCGCTTGTATTCCGCGTAGTTCGCCGGGGTGTCGATGGCACCTGTGCCTTCCAGAAATTCGTTGTAAAGCATCTTCTAAGCTCCTTCTTTACTGCCGGTCTCGCTTCCGACCGCTGGCTTTCCGGAACTGTTGCTCCGGCTACCAGCCGGTCATCTGCGAGTTACCGATTGGTGTTATTTATCGTAACTTAACTATACTTGACCGAGCGCAGAAGTCAATGATTTTTGCAGATTTTTTCAAATATTTTTCTTGGAATCTCCGTATGCGTTGACAAATAGCAAAAAAGAAGCAGGCCGGATATACCGTCCTGCTTCTTTCTGAATTGACCGTCTTATTCGGCTTTCGGTCTCTTATCGAGCTGCGTTCCATACTTTTCAATGAACGCCGCTGCGAGGTCTCCACTGATCGCCTGTACCTTGTCCTTTTCTCCCTCGACGTTGGAATACTTGGCAAGGAAATACCGGCCCTCTCGGTCGATATACAGTTCGGACGCCCTGCCGTCGGCGTCGAACTCGTGCTCTCCATCTTCGTAGAAGCTGTTGGAGAGGGCGTCAGAAGTTGAGGTGTCGTACATCACGCGATCAGACATAGCCCGGATTCTGCGTCCGTATCCGGGGGTGTGGATTCTGACCGGCTTACCGGTTTCCCGTACCGTCATGTGAAAGTCAACGCCGATAGCGTCGAGAATCTGGAACAACTCCTCTACCTTCAGAGAGCCACGGATCAGTCGTTGGTTCAGGCGCTGCGCCTGCCATCCGATAGCCTTCGCTCCCTCAGCCTGCGTGTGTCCTGTCGCCACCAATGCCGCCGTAAGTGCTTCTTGTGCCGTCATAGCTACACCTCCATTCGATGCACTTTCGCGTTCATCATACAACGAGGTGGCGATAAAATCAATATTTTTCAGCAAATTCTTCCTCCCTGTTGATTCTGCCGCAAGGTTTCTGCCGCAATCCACGTCTTACGCAGTGCGGATCACCTTAGACAGTAGCGACTCGTACATGGTTCGGTAGGTATCTCGCTCGGCCTCCAATCTTGCGATGGTTCCGCTTTCATTCTTGACGCACGCCATCGAAGGTTCGGGCGTTTCTTCCTCACATGGTTCTTCTTGCTCGACAAGGTCAAAGCATAGACCGAGCGACACCATAATGGCGGCATTGACCTCCTCCATCTCCTCTCGCGTACAGGAGCCGTAATAATCGCCGAGCCGTGATGTGCTCACGGTCGTTACCTGCTCGCACAGTGCGGTGCTCTGGAACTTTGCGCTGCGGATCATGGCGTGTGTCGGCAGGTCAGCCTTCGGTTGCGTCGTAAGATAGACGATTTCCACTGTCTCGCAGTGCTTATTGTTGGCGTTGCAGGAAACAACGATGGCCGGTCTGCCGGAGAACTGCTCATGTCCGATTACGGGCGTCCTGCTGATATAAAAGATGTCTCCGCGTTTAATTCCGTATCCCATTTCTAATCCTCCTCGTAGAAGCTCGTGAGAGCCTGTGTGCGCCCCTTGCCGATTCAGGGGTGAAATGATACCAGTTGGTAACTATGTAGCGCGTCCTGCTCATTTATGGCGGTTTCCGAGCTATTCTTGCTATTCTCCTTTGCGTGGAAGCCCATCCACATTGATGAAGCGGCAATTCTCGGACGCGCAGGTCGCTACATACCCAACAGCAATCAGCGCAAGCTGCAAATCCTCGCGGAGAGCGTTAGCCTTGTCCTTATCTTCAGGGAATGCCTCCGGCAGCTTGGCAAACAGCGGCGCCAACCGCTGACCCGCCAGTTCCCATCGCTCCGGCGGCAGAGACTGCCCGATCTGTACGCTCACAATTTCGCTCATGCGTCTGCTCCTCTCCAGTATGCGTCTCGCTCTTGCTCAGTCGGCCAGTCTGGATCAAGTCCCCGTTTCTTGCGGTTGCGCTTCCACCCCTTGTAGACCTTCAGATCACGCTCGTCGACGCTGTATCCGACGCCTCGCTCGGCGCGGTCGTGGACGAGCAGCGGACGCGGATAGTTCAGATTTCTTGCCCGCAGAACCTCATACTCACCTACTGGATCTTCCAGCTTCCATCCGCTCTGTTGCAAGTAGGTTTTGAGGTCTGGCAGCATCCCGTGTCTGACCGTAATTCTATTCTTCATCTGTTCCTCCATTTCCTGCCGTCGGTAGAACCGCTCGCGGTCGCAGAAGTCTTTCATGGCGTAATATTCGCCGGCATCCATGCCGCAAAAGTCAGCCTCGCTCATTCGCTCGCCTCCTGACGATAATCTTCAGAACGCCCGAACTTGCCTCAAGCCCTTGAACCTCGGCCGTAAACCAAGGTGGCTTGCCCTTGTAGTTTCTGCTCTCGAAACTGGCCCATTTGTCGAAGCGTCTGCGGCCGTATTTGTCATACTCCGGCTTTCTGTACTCGGCCTCGCCGACTTTCTCTCCGATTTCTCGCCCGTCAGAGTCACACACCCTGTATCGCTTCGCCATGTGGTCAAGGTCTTGGACGGTGATGATGCCCGCGCTATTCATCATCGTCCTCCATTGGGTGCCAATGGTAGTGGCAGTCCGGATTCTCACATTCTCCATTGAACATAAGCTGCCCGCACAACGGGCAGGTTGTCACTTCATACATCTGAGATTCCATCGTAAGCCCTCCTTATCATACCGCAATGAAGCGGTCGGGATAGATGATTTCATATTCAGCTCCCATACGAGTCAGAACCTCGCGGACCTTTTCCTCAATCGAGTCGTATGCGGTCATCGTCTCGGTCGCTGCGTGTACCAAGCATTCGAGATTGCGGAGGCCGGTCTCGCTCAAGCCTCGGATTGCTGCAATGAAGCTGATGCCCTCCTCCGCGCCGCCGGCATCGTTGAAGAACTCAACGAAAGAAACGTCTTCAAACATAGCTATCCTCCTTGTAGCAGTAGTCTGTGCATCCATCCTCGCTCAGTCCCGGAGCATTTCCGGTGACGAACGGAACCATGCAGATCCCTTTCGGGTTGAACACGCAGGTCTCGCTGTCACATTCGCAGCAGAGGCTCTGCGCTCGAACCAGCGGTGCCATATTCTTGAGTGAGTATTTCGGTTCTGTCCCATACAGCAGATACACGACGCCCTTCGAGTGGCGTTCATCGAACCAGTGCCAGATCTCCTCGCGGTTCGTTCCTACGGGGAAATGCAGAAATGGTTCTTCCATCTCCTCCGTCTCGGGGTCCATTGGAACATCGGCAAACTCAGCCCAGAGCCGTTCCAGCTCGGTATCGCGCTCTTGCAGTGTGGCAATGTTCGGCTCCATCCGCTCGATCAGATACGCCTCGTAGTAAGCGTATTCGGCCTCGAACTCCTCGCCGCTCACGCGGAACTCTTCCAGTGTGTCATACACTTCACCGGCAATGTCTTCTGACGACACAGCTCGCAGGTACTCCTCCGGCTGCATACCTTCAGCAGTTTCTCCTCCGAAGTAGAACCAGTAGCCACCAATCTGGCATACAGTTCCGTGCTCCATATTCGGGTCCTTGACAAAGTGGACGCTCCCATTGCGAATGCCATCGCGTACCATTTCCTTCGTAATCATTGCTGCACCTCCTCAATCACAATGCCCTGTCCTTCGATGTCACTATCCGCGAAGCCGCAGGCTTTCAGAAAGTCAAGCGCGTCTTCCACGCTGTCGAATGTCATCAGCTTGCCGTCCCCGTCAAGCACATATTCATTACCGTTCAGCGTGACGCCCTCAATGGGACGCCCGATTGCGTATCGCATTCTCCCTCGCCTCCTATGCGAATGTGATTTCACCGAACAACGCAAGCTGGACGATCTCGTCGGCACAGGCGGCGTCGATCTGGCAGCAGTCTACGGTGCCGTCTTTCTGAACCGCTCCGTATTCGTCGAGCCCCTGCTCCACCCACAGCTTGAAGCCCTTCAGGAACTTCTCCAGATCCAATTCCCACTTCTCGTCGTAGTCCTCGATGTCGTGGAAGATCATGGTGCCACCACGGGCGATCTGTTCATGTCCCCAGTCGGCGCAGCGACGATCCTCAACGACCTCAGCTTCAGAACACCAGTAGTTGATGCCGCCCTCCAAAGCGGCGACCATGATGTCGTCGATGTCTTCGGTCGTCAGCTTGATGTCGCGCTCGATATGTATGCCAAACTTCTTCTGTTTTTCCATGTCACGTCCTCCTCAGTAATCGTAGTCGAGATTTTCGTCTCGCTCGTCGTATTTCTCGCCGTCGTACCCATTCGTCTCCATGATGCGCTCATAGCATTTCATGCAGACGCGGCGGTATGGAATGCCGTGATAATCGGTCGTGCGGATCATATCGAAGGAGCGGACTGCTCCGCCGCACTCCGGGCATTTCTCCTTCACCAGCTTGTAGGCTGGAATCAGCGTTCCCGGCCAGTTGCCATCCGGTCCGGGGTCGTCGTCGATGCGGAAGTCTTCTTCCATACCGGCGTCGAACAATTCCCCAGCAGCTTTGAGCGCATCGTCGAAGTTGCGGTGCTCTGAAATCGGATGCCAGATGCGCCAGATGCTATTGTCCTCGACCTTCAGGATCACGCTTCCCTGTTTGCCACATTCCGGGCACGGGTGTCCTACCAGTTTCTTCGCCCCGCAGAACGGGCAGGTGACTTCCGTTCCTTTCATTTCTCCACCTCCCGCTCCAGCCAGACGAGCATCCTTGCCTGCGCCTCCAGCTCCTCGATGCGTCGGCGCTGCCATTCGATCTCACTGATCTTCCCCGGCAGGAACGTTACGATGTCATAGGCGTCGGAGCGGCTGGTGAACTGGTGAAACTCCACCACCGTTTCTTCGAGTTTCTTGCGTCTGTCGCCGATTTCGTCATGCAGGTCGTCGATTTTTCGGCTGACAACCTCATTCAAATCTTTCATATACTTCTCCTTTCCCGATGGCGGGCAGTCATGTAATTGGATTTTCCCGTAATCTTATCGTACTTTACCTACCGCCTGAGTCAATAGGAAATTCGCAAAAAATCCACAGATGCGTTGATTTTGTGAAAGTGCCAGTATCAGGGAGGGCGCCTATGCTTTTTGGCGTGTCCGAGTAGAGGAATGGTGGCTATCAGTCCGCTGTATTGTCTCCTATGGCTTCGCCAGCGACCAGCTCATAGATTCGCCGCATCTGTTCAAGGTTGAGATCCTCCAATGCCCCTTCGTGGACACGGATGCGGATTTCCTGCATCATGAAGCGCCTGTACATCTCGTCCTGATACGCCGCATCATCCGGGAACAGCTCGTATCCGGCGTTGTACTCCGCTTCTTCGACGCATTCCAGCGTCTCCCGGTCGAACCGATATACGCTTCTCCCATAACCATCGAGCGCAACGTGTGCATACTTTCTGCCGAGCTTCTCCACGACTCCATGCCGAGGTTTTCCGTCCCAGCCTCGTTTGAAGTTGCCTGTCGGCTGCATCGTTACAGTCATGCCTTTCTTCAGCTCGAAAGTCATCAATACTTCTCCTCTCCGAAAATCGCATACTGCACAATGGTGTCGGCGTCGATTGCCGTCATATCACCCGCTACGAAACGTCCATCCTCGACGCGGATATGGCTGCTCTCTCGCAGGTACTGTTCGATGCCGGTTTTCATCTTCTCCAGCGTCAATTCGTGCCACGCACCGCCGATGCGTTCGTGGATGCTGAGCGTTCCTCCGAGCGAGATCTGTTCGCAGATGCGCTCTCCCAGCTTCCCGCCAACCGCTACCACGCGGTCCGCCCATTCGGCAACCCCGCCTGCATTCAGAGCCTCGAACAGAATGTCATCGAGATCATCCTTCGTCACCTGCATCTCGAACTCGGCTTTCAACTTCAATGCGTTCATTTTCTCCCTCCTCAACCGAAATCATAGCAGGTCACGGTGCGAACCGCAGCTTTGCCCTGCTCGTAGGTGTCGTTCTTCAGCGCGTCTGCAAATCCCTCGCCAGCATCATCCGCAATACCGTTTTCCAGCAGGTCGTCTCCGTAGAAGCCCCAGCAGGATTCCTGTTCAACCCATTCGCCATCCTCCTGCTCGTAGAGCGTGTACCCGTACACTTCGCCCCGCAGGTACTGGTCGTACACCTCGACCTCGCCCTCCATGACTTCAATGGCTCTCTTTCTCCACGTTTCATCGGTCAGCGGTCGAGACATAACGCCATATGTAGACGGGCCGCCCTCATGCTTGTACTCTACGCGAATCGGTTCTCCGTCTTCCCCGCGCAGGATCTCGGTTGTCTCCTGCATAATCTTGTCTTTCATGGCGACGATCCATCCAACGCAGCCGCTGTCCCAACGGTCAGCGTACTGCCCTGTTCTTGCTCCACAGGAAATCGTGATTCCACCGTGATCGTACAGCCAGAGCGGCATCCACTCGCAGTACGGTTCGAGGAGCTTCTGGCAGTTCCCAACGGTCAGGCTCTCACGGATCTCGTCCTCCAGCCACAGCCCGTCAATCGTGTTGTGGCTCCAGTTGTCTTTCGACTCGCTCCAATGGTCGAGCAGGCAGAGGTCTACGCAGCCGGGGTCATCCTTGCAGTCGGTGACCTTCATTCCTGCGATTTCTCCGTTTCGTGCCGCTTGGACGAGCGTCGTGCCCGGAATCAGATCCGCGACCATCTGCTTCCAGAACTCCTCCGGCGTCTTCTGTGCGATGCCGTCTCCGAGATTGTACCGACGGTGGAAGCAAGCCATCAAACACAGGTTGTCCCACTCCTCGCGCGGATTTCCAGCGCAATCGTCGCTCCGGATGTGCAGGCAAAACTTCTGCCCGTCGTGCTCCCACTTGAAAACGTCGTTGTCGCCGCACAAGATATGTTTCTTCATGTCAGTCATCCTCCTCGTCATCTTCGATTTCAGGCAGTGCTGCGCTCGGATGCTGCCAATCGCAGTACCAGAACAGCCGCTCCGCCTTTTCTACGTTTCCGTCGCACTCTTCAATGAAGTCATTGCCGGTATAGCACTGGTCGATAATCTCCTCGATTTCTTCTTCGCAGGTCGGGTGCTCCGCAATCGGAATGTCATTCAGATCCGTGTCCGGGATATACAGGATGTTCTCTCCCGGCTTAAACTCCGGGGCTTTGAACATCCAGCACTCCTGACCCTCGCGGAACTCGAACAGGTCGTCCATGATCGCGCCCTTGCGAAGCCGCTCACGCAGTTCAGCTTTCGTCACTTTTCTTGCCTCCTTCAGTTCCAGCACAAGTTTCGGATCTCTCGATCAGAAAGTCCAATCGTTCCATCCAACATCTCGGTCAGGAAGTCGTACTGTTCGTCGCCTCCCATGCGGTCGGCGTACTCCAAAACGTTTCGGATGATGCGAGCCGCAGCGCCGTCAATGCTGAACTCCTTCAGCAGCCACTCATACGCCTTTTCCATCTCAGCAATCACCAGCCCTTTCGTAGTCATGCACCGTCCGGCGCTCGCCGTCGTCTTCAATATACGGGCGATGGATGTCGAACCCGTGGTCGAGCATCACCTGCTGCACCGCATCGACAGCCTCGCCGATGTGGTACATATCCCAGTCGAACTCGTCCTCGTCCTGTTCCAGAAGAACCAGCAGGAACCGGTACATAGCGTTGTCGATCTCGTCCAGACGCTCAATCTGGCGAGGCGACAGCTCTGCTCGGTCATCTTCGTCATCAGACTCGCCTTGCAGCACATCCTCCATCGCAGACGCCAGCTTGTTCAGCATCAGTTTGATGTCATCAGCATCCTTCACAAGCGTCTTGAGGCCAGGGACACCGGACACCCGTCCCTGTGCTTCAATCCACATCTTGGCGTGTTCCTCAGCGTCGAAGCCATTCGCATAGGAACGGATCTCGCGCACCATGTCGTCCGCGTTGTTGACATCGTCCGTGCCGACGTCGAAAGAGAAATCTTCACCGGCGGGGCTGTTCTGGATAAACTCCCATTCGGTGTCGCTTTCATGGACGCACCAGCCAAGTTCTTCGGCCTTATCCAGCAGTTCGTCAATGTTCATGTCAATCATTCCTCCCCAAACATTTCGCCCGACAGATCGCTTGCAACCAAGCGGACCGTCGTAGCCGCCTCTTCCAGCCGCTTCGCCGTCTTTTCCGCATACGGGTGTTTCTTGCGTGTCGTGGCTGCTTCGACTTCCAGCAAGTCAGCGACGAAGTCAGCCGCGTCGTCACCATCCATAGCATCCGGGTAATTCCGACGGATACGGATGTAATCTTCCATGCTCATATCCAGCATTTCGATGCCCTCCTTCAGATTTCAATTTCAATTACCGTTGTATCTTGGTAGACCGCCGCGCTGTACGCTTCCCATTCCGCAGTCGGTTCGTCGGTCATGTCATCGAAGTCGCAGAGAACCAGCTTGAACGGAAGACCGGTCTTCTCCAACTCGTATTCGAGGATGTCCCCGTAGCACAGGTCATCGCTGTCCCAGTATTCATTCATTGCGCGTCGAACAGCTTCGCCGACTTCCTGAGCGTTTTCTTCGCTGGTGAATACAAAACACTCGATCCAGTCAGACGTGTGTGCTGCGTAGTGAACGGCTACCTGTTCTTTCATTTCTGCCCCTCCTTCCAGAACTCTGCCGCCATAACGTCGGCGGTTATTCTGTCCACCCCGACCTTTTCGAGCTTGCGATAAGCCCGATCTTTATCCTTCGGGTCGGTCGCTGTCACCAGCTCCATCACCAAGTCCATGAGCATTACCACTATCTCCTTTCTACATTACCGATTGGTAAGTTTCATCGTACTTATCTTAACTGACCGGGCGTAGAAGTCAATAGTCCGAGCAAATATTTTTCATATTATCCACATTGGCGTTTATTTCATGCGATTCCTGATGCAGACGTACATCTCTTCGATGGTGCGAGTGAGGTTCTGGTGGCTGAGGTCGTCCGTGCAAATCAGCTCGCAGTCCGCCATTGTGATGTCATCAATCAGGTGGACGGAGTAGAACCGTTCCTCCGGTTTGAGGAACGCCTTATTCTCTATCAGTGCCGCCGTTACTTCACCGTCTTCGTCGGTTTCTTTTGCGACAACGAAGTATCCGGACGAGCGATCCCCGTTGATTGGCGCCGGTCCATTACCAAGATCTCCAAGCATTGCATCCACCAGTGTGGCGGGAGCGATCACGAAATTAAACTTCTTCACCTTCTCGCTCCCCCTTAGTTCGGATAGACCGACAGGCTCCACGCATGGCCGAGCTCGTAGTGTAAGCCATACTTGCCGAGCAGATCCCAGAACTCCTCCAAAACCTTCGGCCTGTAACCGTAGTTCATGACTTCGTAGAAATCGCCCTCGAAGGTCATGGTCAGAACACCGCCAGCGTACTCGCAGTATCGTTTCGGGTCCTGATTTTCCAGAACGAACAGCTTTGCCGGGTCGTTGTAGGCATAATGCCCGTTGCCATCGCTGGTGCTGATTGCCTTGCCATTGAAGTAGATGGCCGTGTCGATCCACATCCCCCGCTTCAGCAGGAAGTTGCGGATCTCGTACGCCAGCTTCTCAATCTGGCGCTCTGTCATTTTCTTGTGCATCTGTCTCCCCCTCTCTCAAGCAATCGCGCCGCAGGCCATCAGGCGGCGCGTCTCTTCGTCTGCAACGTGGTATCTCTGCCACCAATCTTCGAGGCGAGCAGAATCTTCGTTCATCAGCCGTGTCAGCTCCGCGTGGTCGGCCGCGTCCATTGCGTACACGCTTCCCTCGAACACGCCTCCTTCGGCGCAGTACCAGCGGTTGCAGTGCGCGTCCTCCATGCTCTGTACGATCTTTTCGATGGCGTACATTTCGTCGAAGCTGTCGCAGTCAAATACCGCCCGTTTGAATCCGTACTTGAGCTGCTGCCACTTCGGAGTCAGTCCGTACCGTTTCGCTTTCAGCGCGATTCTCTCGTCGAAAGTCAAATCCTTTTTCATACCGATATATTCTCCTTTCATAACCAATCGGTCATTTAAGCCCATAGGATGCCGCAGATCGCTTTTTCCGCTTCGGGTGTGAATTTATATTCTGACATCCGCAGGAACGCTTCCCGGCCTTGTATGGCGGTTTGGCGATGCCTCCGCGCCATGTGTTACCGTGAGCGCAGCAGTTCTCGCTCTCTCAGGTCGATTGCGTCGAGCCTTTTTACGAGATTCTGCGTAAGCCACAGGTCTTTCGGCGTATGTTCCGAGGCGTTCTCACCGGTCTGCAAGTAGAAGCCGTCCCTAACAGCCTGAGCTATGCCGTAGTCTGCTCGGCTCTCCCGCCAAGCGTCGATCACCTTGACCCGGTATTTCTGGAGTCGTTCCAGAGTCATCGTTTCGACATCTTCAGCGAGCAACCTTCTCGCTTGTGCTATCTTCATTGCGCCGCCTCACCGTAAACCGGTCACCTTGTTCATGTGGTGGATTTCAGCGCCGATGTCGCCGATGGCTCGCATGAAGTCGCACTTGGCTGCGTAGCTATCGGCCTTCTCCCATTCGGAGATTGCTTCTTTCAGCGCGTCGATGTAGCTGTCGTGCTGTGAAAGCAGCATCTTTGCAATGTCACTCACTTCAATGCCTCCATTTCTTCGTCCAGTTCCCACGGAGTCTTGTACTGCTTGCGGATCTTCCAGTTTACGATGCGCTCGTCGTTTGCCGTATCCTCGTCGGTGGCGATGTCGACGCCAATCCCGCCGCACACAGTTGTCTCGGTTCTGGCGCCCTTGCTATGGTCTCGAATCAGCGCGTTCAGAGCATCGACCGCCTTCTGCTTGTCCTTGAACGTATGCTGCCCGACCCAATTCGCTTTCTGCTGGTCTGCGTCCGGATTTCTGAGAATCCAGAATCTGTTATCCCCCGCCCGTTTCTGCCACGCCTGCTGGTACAGGACCTGCCACACAGGGATCAGCTCAATGCCGTCTGTGGTAATCTTCTTGTCTTCCATGTTCATTTCCTCCTAAAATCATTTCAGCGCAAGGCCGAGGTAATCGAGCGCGTCCGGCAGGTTCATGAATCCGTTCACACGCTTGTGTTCGTCGTAGGTGAGGTACTTACCGCCGGCCATATCCACTCGCTCGGCCGAACGACCGGTGTCTTCGTCTCGGATGAAGTTGCCGACCTCCGCCGCAAGGTGAATAGCAGTCAAACCACGCTGTTTGCGAATTTCTGTTCTTTCCATTTCTATGTCCTCCCGTCTTTCGGCTCTGTGTGTTGGTTTGGTTCGTAACTTTACTATACAATGCCTACCGCCTGTGTCAATGGTAATTTGTATATTTCATAAAAATTATTCGCTCATAATCAACATAATCGTATATCGTATAAGTGTTTCGTTACCGATGTGTTTCATGTGGAACATCTACCGCGGATGCAAAAAAGGCGGCCCTCAGCAGGATCTCTCCTGCCAAGAGCCGCCTAAAACCGCTGGAATTGTTCCGATTGAAGTGGGTATTGCTGCGGTTCGTGGAAATCGCTGTATTCGGGTCGTGCGGTGCGTTATCTTCCTCGCAGCTTCTCCCTCAGAGAATCAGCCTCGCGCCGGAGTATTTCGAGCTTTTCTTCGTACTCGAACTCCGTCACCTGCCCAGTGCGTCTGAGGCCGCGCAGCACCGCAATCTCCTGCGGTATCTCGACGTACCGTTTCCTAACCCTGTCGTTTTCGCCATCCTGCCGCCGGATCTCCTGCCTCCATCCTTCCCACAGGTGCGTAGAGAACTCCTTCCACGCAACCTCCGGGAGCGACACGCTCAGGTTGTCCTTTGCCTTATCGTCTACATTCAGTGGAGGATGCAGCTTCAGGATGAAGTAGATCTCGTACAGGTTCATGTCTGCTTCGCTGCCGAACTCCGCGTACTCAATCTTGGTCACCTGTTCGATGTCGATTGTGCGGTGCATTGGCTTGCTGAACAGATGACCGCGGATACGGTTCTGAAGCGGCTGCTTCGTTCTCCCAACATACACGAGGCAATCTCCGTAGTAGATGCGGTAGACGATGTACTTCTGCTCTTTCATCGGATTTTCCTCGTGTATCTGTGGCCGTCGAGCGTCCGCTCGAACGCAAAGCGAGGCTTATGGATTTCCTCCAGTATGCGGTTCAAGGCTTCCTCCGGCATTTTGGAGGACTCGTCTCCAATCATTATGGTGATCTCCTGTGCGGATATGTGTGCATCTCCGGAAGCCAGACTATAATCGCTGGGGCGGTCTCGGATGGATGATTGTTTGCTGCGGACCGCAGGAATGTCTCCTAAGCCTTCGTTACTCACTGTCGCGCTCCTCGCTCGTCGTACTGGCGATCTCTGCGTTAATCAGGCTCGCGTACGGAAGTGTCTCCACCCAGTCGCAGAACGTGTGCCACTCGTCGAGCTTGTGATGCCGGCGAGACTTATAGATGTTCGCCAGAACTTCGTAATTCAACATGACCGTCCGCTTCTGGTTGTAGGAAGTCGGCAGAAGCTGGATCATCTGCCACCAGTATTTCTTGTCCTTGGTCTTGAGGTAGTTGTACCTGGCAGCGTTCAGGACATTGACGAGAATCACCAACATCTCACGCGCCTGCATATTCAGCAGTGCGGGTTTTCCCGGTTCTTCCTCAACCAAAGGTGAGTCAATCAGGTGCTCATAGCTGAAATCATCCAGTGTGAACTCCTTTGCATGGATCTTGTGCATTGTAGAGCAGGAATTGGCGACTGTGCCAACCTTGTAGGTATCGGCCTCTTTCCACCAGTACAGCGGCGCCGTGATGTCGAAGTACACGGTAATCATCCGCATGAACTTGCGATGGTCAGTGCCGGCGTTACGGAGGCGAGTCATGAGGTCGAGGTCGTTAGGGCCAATAAAAGTTCCACTATTGTACCGATCACATTCTTGACCGGGCAGGCATCCCTTGCAATTAGTACAAGTCAGACTATCACTCTTCTCCCAAGAGTTCATCGGATTACGCATTCCGCGGATAGCGGCCTCCCAGCCAACTACTTCTACGTGTTCAATTTTCAGCATACTGTTCCTTCATTCCTTTCGTCACTCGCTGTACTTCTCTTTGTCGGGGCGCATCTCCCAATATGCAGAGCGCTGTGCAATCGCCATGTCAATCAGCCAGAACTTGCCCTGTTCGTCCAGCAGGACATCGACCGACCACTGCCCTGTCAACCCTTGCACGTCCCGCATCGCGTTGGAAACCATCGCTTGAACAGCATCCTTGTGCTGCATAAACGTGCCCTCAATTCTATCGCGTTCGTGCTCGAAAACGATCTTGTCAGTGGCATCGTACAGGTGTGGGTAGACGTAATCGTAATCCCAGTAGTTCGCGGTAAAGATCGGCTCTCTTGTGTCGAAATCGTAGAACACACGGAACTCCGGGCGCAGCGGCAGTCCGTTGTAGATGCAGGGAGTCTTGCCATGTGGACTCTCTATGAACTTCCGCACTACGATTTCGTCCGCACCCTCTGCTCCGCAGCACATCGCCTCGTAGTTGATAAGGATGATCGCCCGGTACAGCTCATGGAGGCCGTACAGGTTACACGTCCCATTCGCATTGAACTTGTTGCTGAAGCGACCGTTCTTGACGAACACATGGCCGGTCAGCCCCATCTCCTTCAGCTTCGGAATGACGCGCTCCTCCAGATATGCCTTGGCAACTGCTTCGTCCTCCTTCGGGTGCTCCATGTAAAATGCCTCGTACAGCCGCTTCACATACTCAGGTTCCTCCTCCGCGCTCGGCAGCTTCGTGTAGAACGTCAGCGGCGTTGGGATTCCGCAATCCTTGATTTTCGGATACCAGAAGCTAAAGTCGTTCTCGTGTTCTCTCGTGTAGTCAAACATTTGCACTATTCTCCTTTTCTCGCAATTTCTCAGGCTTCGCGTTGGCGTGGGAGCGTCGCTTCCGTGGGATCGCGCCCACCACTTCGTGGGTAAATAGGCAGTGTCAGGTATCCCTCCCCTTATGGCATCGCACCGCGGGTCGATGCAGTCAGCATTCGTGCAATATGTGTTGCCAAACATTGAAGCAATCATCGCGCAGCGTCTCCGTCGCCAATCGCAAACCGGCCGGTTTGGAACGCTTCGTAGAGCGTCTTCTCGTTCCGGTCAACCAGCTTCGGGAAGAACAGCTCGTCCATCGTGGCCTGCTCGGTCTCCACGAGCGCAACCTGCGCTGCGATCCAGTCTTTCAGATTGCGCCACGCGATGCGCTCGGCCTGTTCATCGTCACACTTGGTACGTTCTTTCGCCATTACTGCCTTGACGCCATCCGGTCGCGCTTCCAGCCGAAAGCCGTGCAAGGAGCCGCAGCAGTCCAACGCGAATGTGACCGCAGTGACCCTGCCGCTCTCGGCATAATCCATCATCACCTTCCGCGCCCCATGCGCAGCGAGGATGCCTTGGATCTCGCCGACGGTCTGAACCGCCGGCACCTTGGTCGTATAGTTCTTAATCGGCATCTTCAGCCCTCCTCTCAGTCGATGAACTGAATGTTCTGCGCCGCCGTACTCCACACCTTGCCGTTCTCGTCCTCGACGATGCCTGTTGTGACAGGGACAGCTCCGTTGTCGAACTCCTCGAACGTGCTTCCCCATGTGTGGAACCAGCCGACAAATTCGTCCTCGTGCCATCCGTCGTTCTTGCGCTCATACACATGGGCGATGCACTTGCGGCAGGTCGGCACAGGCGGCTTCCCGCGCAAAGGGCCTCCCTCCTGCCACGGGCGGAACTGCTGGATCTGCTCCAGCAGCCCCCTCGGGTCGCCGTCGAAACGAATTGCGCGGTCGTCGATGTAGACGAGCGCGGGCGGCTTCTCTGCCAGCACTTCGTCCACGACGATTCCGTTCACGTCAAGGTAATTCTTGACGGCATCCATGCCGGCAGGATTGGCGCATCTTGTGGACACCACGACCACCTTGTAGCCTGCCTTGCGGATGCGTTCAATCTCCTCCTGAATTAGAGGAACCGGCGGGTCGGGGATGACATCTACGCCCTGCCAGCCAGAAACGTAACTGTGGATAACTCCATCCAAATCAAAAACGACAGTCGGTTTATATCCCATGCTCACTTCTCCTTTCCGGTTCCTGTGCTGCCCCAGCCGCCGCGGTTCGGGTTGCCGAGATCCTCGACCAGCTCGAACTCAACCGGCTCGTCCTGCTTCACGAGGCGGAACTGGCAGATGCGTGTCCCCTTCGGAATCTCCGTATGGTGGATAGCCACCGCAGGGAAGCCCCAGATGTCATCATTGCCGCAGTAGCTATGTTCGATAATGCCTACGCTGTTCGCCATAATGATGCCGAAGTTCTTGCAGGTAGAGCTTCGGGGAACGACCTGCGCGTAGTAGCCGACGGGCAGCTCCATCGCCACGCCGAGCGAGATAATCTTGAAATCAAGCGGCTCCAGCGTGACGTCCTCTGCGGTGTAAAGGTCAACCCATTCACCGTGGCTTTTGGGAAGCGGGTTCCCATGTGTATTGATTCTGACTTTCATTGCATTTTCTCCTTCTTGTTATTCTCAGCCTTCATCAGGCTGTTCGTCGAGTTCATCGTACTGGACCACCTCGGTATTGTCCTGCCTCCTCCATTCGATGCTTACATGACCGCAGTGGATGCACTGGCTGACCGTCACCGTCACATTTCGCAGCACCTGCTTGTCTGCATACACGCACGGGTCGAGTTCGTGCGCTCCGTCCGGTTTCACAGCTAATCCGTCCGGAAAGCGGCACCTGCACCTCAGCATCAAGCGTCCTCCTTTTCGTCGAGCTTCGTTGCGGCCATGTCGGCGAAATGTGTGAACAGTGCAAGCGGATACATCTCAAACGCCTTGCTGGGACCGTTCTGATCTTCATTGCCCCACGGTCCCATGTGGTATCTGATGGCGAACGACTCCTCACGGGTCAGCTTCATAAAGCTGGACGCGATGTAGACGCTCTTTTCGCCGTGTCCGTACGGCATGGGGTCATCGAACTTGTACGCCATCACCGTTTCCCAAATGAAGTCGCCGAGATCGTCGTGCTTGATCTGGTATCTCTGCGCCTGTCCGACCTTCGCCGGGTCGTAGGTCTTCTGATTCTTCGGTTCCTTCTGATAGCAGCCGACCTTGCAGAGGTCGTGAAGCAGACCACAGATAGCGATGGTCTCGTCGGAAATGCTGGCATACTTGATGTCGCATTCCGCCTCCGCCTCGATGAACTGCTTCAAGCGGTAGTAGACGTTCAGGCTGTGCTGGCACAAGCCGCCCGGTTCGGCCAGATGATGCTTCGTACTGGCCGGGTCAGTGAAGAACGTGCTTTTCTCCAACCACGCCAGCAAGTCGTCAGCTCCGTCTCGTTTGATGTTGTCCTTGAAAATCTGGATAAACTCTTCTTTCATGTTGTGTCCTCCTCAAAAATAAATCATCGACAGTGTCCACGCCGCAAGGTACAAAGCACCGGAAACCGCGAACATGGCAACGTATCTGTATCTCCCACGTTCCTCGGCCAGTACGCCAATGAGCGATAGCACCACAACGCTCAGCATAAGCACCTGAAAGAACTTCATTTCACCTCAGCCTCCTTCCATGCGGCAAGAGCCTGCTCACACCATTGCCCTTCGCAAGAGCCGATGACCGTCTTCTTGCCTTCGCAGAACTCGCATACCTCGGTTTCAAGCATATCGAGCAGTTCGTCATCGGTCATGCCCGCGTAATACTCTGCATTGGTCAGCCTCTCAGCTACTCGGAGATAGTTGCGCTGGATCTGTTGGAAGCAGAACTGCACCTGCCATGACCGCACGAATGCGTTATGGACCGTCTTCCACTTGCTGCCCTGCCGCAGCATGAAATAGTCGTGCTGAAACAATTCTTCGAAGCTGTGAACTACCGGGCCAACTCTGAATTTACGCCTCGATGTCATCTGCGTTCCCACCTTTCTTCATGTACTGCTTGTTACTCCCTCCGTACGCTTCGTTCTCCCAGTCGGTAATACCGGAAATCTGATCGAACAGATTGGAGTAATCGGCGTAGTCGAGCTTATGGAACAGCTCGTCGTTCAGGTACGCAATGGCGTCTGTGCATTTGATGTCAGCGTTGACGCGGTCATTCTCGTATCCAACGAGGATTTTCTTCTGTTCGTTGACCGTCTCCCGCATCGCCCGCACCTGCCACGGAACCAATTCGGAACCGCGGTAAAACTGAAGCTCTGCTCTCTCCTGTGCGGTCAACGGCCTGACGCTCTCGAACAACTTGCAGTCGTCGAGGAAGAAGCATCCAGCATCCTGCCGCTCCTGCTCGTGCCATAGGTCGCACACCTTCTTGTGGATGCAGCTCTCGCAATCACTCATGTTCGCTCCCTCCGTATTTTGTAATCACTTTCTCACAGGTCATTACGCGCTTGACGCAACACCCGTCCTCGTACTCCGGGCAGGCCGTGCAGACTTCTTCCTGAACGTAGTCGAGCACCGCCCAGTCGTCGTATTCGTTCTCGCCGGTGGCTTGGCAGTATTTCTCGATGGTCGAGCGGCACCACGGATGCAGGCATCGGTCGAAGAACTCGCCATCGAACTTACCATTCTGCCGGACATACTCGCTTCCGGCCGGAATCTCGCCACCGCATAGCTGGCATTTGTGCGACTTCTTGGACTTCTTGACGCACGTTTCATTCCAGAACTCTAACACCCGACATTCCTCCCTCCGGTTCTTTCCTTGAACATCTGGATGTACGCCTGCCCGCCGCCTGCGGAGAGCTGCGCGTCAACTTCGGCCGTGGTTCCTGCTGTGAAGCAGTAGATCGCTACTGTGCAGTCTTTCTTACTCAGCCACCAGCTCGTCTTTCCGTTGAATGCGTTCTGGCACGGTGAGAAGACATAGTCACCGTAAAAACGCGGAACAAGTTTGCCGGTTTCGGCCAGTTTCCTCTCCAAGTCATCAGCCTTCTTCCTCCACCACTCCAGCTTCCGTGACAGCTTGTCAAACGCGAGCGCAAAGTCGCACGGCTGGCTCTCGTAGCATTCTTCCCGGCAGAACTTTTTGTACGGGCAGAACTTATTCCGTTTCCCCATCACATTGCCCTCCGATATACTCTCTTGACACTGATATACTCTGCTTCGGGGTGCTTCAGCAGGTAAAACCGTCGCTGCGTCTCGCTCGGGTAAGCGTCACCGTTTTCAACCCGGTCGAGCAGGTTGTGGCGTTCGTCGTAGAGTTCTACGATGTACGACGTCTCAACGCCCATAGCGGGATCATCCTCGCCGTAATCAGCGAGGACGGGCAGGTTTTCTACCCGCGTTCCATCTCTTTTCAGGTACATATTGCATCCTCCTTAGCTCAATTCGATAATCGGTTCGAGAAGTCTCCATTTGCTATGGACTCCGCCCCAAGCATCCTGTGTCACGAACTCCTTGCCGTTCCACACCCACACATAGAGATAGATTTCGCCGTGATACGGAAGCTGCCTCCCTCCTCGGATCGCCGTAGCTCCGGCGCTATACCCGATGCACCCATACCGCTTCCCTTCTACGAGCTCCCCTGCATTGCTGTGGTGAGCCATCCCGCGTTCAGCGATTTCATCTCTCAGCCGCTCCGCTCCGTACTCCAAGCGCTCGTCGTACTTTTCGCGGTACGATTCGAGGAGCCGTTCGACTTCTTCGCGCCGCTCAAACGGAACGAGACGCATCGTTTCCACGCTCCTTTCTGCTCAGGCGCAGATCCAGCTCAGGAATCTGCTTTCTCCAGTAGGACATGAAGCCGTCCTTCTTGATGATGGGTACTCCATAGTCTCGCTCGAACATTCGGCACACAGCGTTGTACTTGTCGTTCAGCTCACGCAGAACAGCGACGGCGCCGCAGTCCGTTCGGGCCTTGCGCTTTGCGACCATTTCCTTCGACTCCATGCAGAACTCGTGGAGCATATCGCATACGCCTTGCAAGCTCTCCTTGTCGTCAACAGATGCGATGCGATCCTTGTACTTTGCGTAATACTCTTTTGCTTTCATCTGGCGTTCCTCCTATTTCTGTGGGCGATCCGTTTCCTGCGGACACGCGCCATTTCTTGTTGATACAGTTCCTCGTCATCCTCATAGTCCGGCAGGCTGTCGAGGTATCGCTGGATGAACGGGATGTGCGGGAATACGTAGTCGGCGATCAGTGCGCCGATTCCGAGCACTACCATAAACCCAGCCAAAACCATCAGGTCGACGATGGCCTCTCCAATTAGATCAGGTGTCATTTTGCTGCCTCCTTCCTTTCGTGAATTGCTTTCTGGGTAACACATCCAGATTACAGCGGTTCTTGAACCACTTCTCGTAGCTGCCGTATTTGAAAGCGATATTATTGGCTTGCATGAGATAACGGTTCATCGCGTCAAAGCCCTCGTCGTCTACTTCTGCTATGAAAATCGGCTTTGCGATTCTTGGGTCCATCCTGTCGTTTCTATGACATACAATCCACAACTCCGTCATCTCTTTTCCTCCTTCAGATACGGCAGCTCGTTCTTCACAAAGTCCTCCGCCAAACAGTTCTCTTCCTCACTCAGCTCGTCCGCCCATTCGCTCAGGTACTCCTTGCGAGCCGCCGTGTTCTTCCAGTTCGCCGCGTTCAACCCAGCGGTCGCGCAGACTATGTAGCCTTCGGAGTCGATGCCGAACAATGCGGAACCGTGCTTCTGCTTCCACTCCTCTTCCTCTCTGACGGTCTCTGCGCCGGCCTTGACGATGTACTCGACCGCCGACCGGTCGAAATCGTATCGGAACAACCGTCCGCTGACTTTGATCGGTTTACTTTTCATCTTTTTTGCCCTTTCATATCGGTCACTTCTCGTTACCGATTGGTATTGTTTATCGTATCTTAACTATAACTTACCGGTCGGTAAAGTCAATAAGAATTTCTTGATTTTGCAGAAAAATTATCTCCGGATATTCTATGGTGTTGATTGCTCGTAGAAGGCATTTAGAGCTTTTTAGCGGGGTTTTCCGCGAAGATGTAAAAGTATATCTGGAAGTTCTGAAATGCCCGTGAGAACATTTTGTAAAATACGAACTTCGAGATTTGTGCAGAATGTGTATTGATTTTTCGTGCGAATGTGATCCTTCTACTCCAATGCCGTGGGAGTCCATTTCCCGCCCCTGTGAGCGCTTTTGCGTTTCGGTGGTGAAATTACTCTTCCATATCCCCTTGCGCTTATTCCCGGCCTTGTTGCGTGGTTTGGCGGTATCTTGCAAGCGTATAGAAAAACAAAAAATGCCCCGCTCCGACCGCAAGGGCCGAAACGGGGCATTCTTCATCTATCCGCTATGCAGTTGTCAGGACCAGCGAGGGGGCGCAAGCCCTCTGCATGGCGGGCGTATCAGGCCGGAGGTTGAAGCCTGTTTACGCTTTCTTCAGGACAGCCTCCATGATGGCTCGCAGGATCTCGTCCTTGCGGGTCAGACCGTCCAGCTTAATGCCGTATTCCTCCGCTTTCTTTTTCAGCTCGGGAACGGTCAGCTTGAGCAGCTCGATTGCGAGGTCAGCGGCGGCTACCGCCACATCGGTTTTCACCTCTTCTGGCGTCTTGACCACGCCTGCTTCGCTGTTCGCCTTGTATTCGTCGGCATACTTCCGCATCCAGTCGAAAATCGTCTGGGCGATGCTCTGAAGGCGCTCGGGGGTGAAGATTTTCTTCAGAGGGGCCGGGATCTTGACGTACAGGCCGTTGACGACCTGAGACATCTTCTCCGAGCCGGTCAGACCGGACGCCTCGGCCAGTGCAATGAGTTCGCTCACCGCACCGAGGACGTTGCCTCTGACCTTGAAGAAAAGCATGAAGCCGTAGGTGATCGCGCAGATCACGACCACAATGATTTCGAGTACGCTGAGAAAATCCATTGCATTTTCCTCCTGACTTGCGGCTCATGGCCGCTTAATATTGTTCCTGCTTTGGGTGCAGCTGGTCATACTCACGGCACGGAAAAGGCTCCGTGTCGTGGCATTTCTCGCAGCACTCTTCGCAGGTGGGACCGTATTTCTGATTGTAGATGCACGGCTTGACCTCTACGATCTCTTTTCCGCAGACCGCGCATCTCAGGATGCTCACGACGGCAGCTTGAGCTTCTGGCCGGGACGGATCACAGTCGAGCTCAAGCCGTTCAGCGTCATGATTTCCTTGTAGCGGTTGCCATTGCCGAGACGCTTCTGGGCGATGCCCCAGAGAGAGTCGCCGGCGACCACCGTATAGACCGCCTGCTCTGCGCCAGAGTCGGCGCCGATGTCGGCAGCATTGACCCAGCCGTAGACGGTGCAGCCGCCGCCCTGATTGACAAGATGGTACGGATGCTTTGCTCCCTTCGCAATGCTTGTTACCTTCGCCTTGCCGGGTTTGCAGGGCACTCCGTTCATTGCCTGACTGCTGACGTAGTGCGTCTTGCCGTTGAACTGGACGATGTCACCGATCTTGTAGTCTGCGCCGCTTGTCTGACCGCCGGCGCTGGGCTTCGTCGGCGTGACGGGCGTGGCCGTTCCAGCGCCGTCGTACTTCGGACGGCCATAGCCGACGATCTTCGCGCTGTTCAGCGCATAGCTGCGACGCGCACACTTGTTGCTGGTATTGCCCTCGATTGTGTAGACCTTCGAGGAATCTGCCTTCTCCACGAGGCCGGTGTGGGTGCAGTTGTCAATCGACGTTCCGAAGAAAATCTGATCGCCCACCTGCGGGTTGGACGTGAAGAACTGCCCTTTCTGCTTGTAATACTTCGCAGACCAAGTGCAGCCAGCGCCGCAGGAGCGCTCGGGCTGGCAGAGCAGCCGCAGGGCGTTCTCATAGCCAAACGCGGTCACGAAGCACCAGTCCACGAACATATCGCACCATTCGTAGCCGTTCTTCTTGCCGTTGTACCACTTCGGGTACTTCTCGTCGAAGTCTCTGGCGTACTTTGTCCAGTTCGCACGACCGGGGTTGGCAGTCTTGTTGTCGAGCTGGCTGTTGGTCGCCTTTTCGACATAGCCGAGTTCGCCGATTGCGACGGCGACCACGGCGGAAGCGTAGCATTTGCTCACTCCAGACACTCCTTTCTGGGCCGTGGAGTCGGTGGCATACTTGTCGTAGAACTTCTGGCCGAAGCCTGCGCGGCGGTTCTTCACCGCCTCGCTCTGGTCTGCCGGCCTCTCGAAGTTCAGCAGTACGCTGTCAGACGCCGCCTTGACGGTCTTCGCCGTTTTCAGGGTCGAGATGACGGCCTTGTAGCCTTGCAGCTCGTTCCAGAGAAAATCAAGCTGCATCTCCAAATCACCGATGCTCTTGCCCTTCTTCTTAGCGAAGTCGAGCAGGTTCTTCTTCCGACTCCAATATGTCCACTGCGCCAGACCGTAGCCGGCGCTATCTTTCACGAAGTTCTGGTACGTCCCGTTGTCCACCGCGGCCGTGTAGGCGGCGTCGGTGAAGCTGAGGGCCTTCTCGTAGCTGTTTTGCAGGTTGGTGGGAATCAGGCAGCTTTCCGCATACAAGTTCCCCATCAGACCGGCAATCCCGCAATCGGGTAGTCCCTTGGCTTTCAGGTAGTTCCAGATCTTCTCTTCATTTGTGCTTCCAATCAGCGACATTTCATGTCTCCTTTACTGGTCGCGGTTCTTCTGTTTAGCGGTGAACGACGGCTCGAAGTCCTGCGCGGGCTGCTGTGCCTCGCGCTCCATTCTCTGCCGGTCTTCCTCCGCCCATTTCCGATCCTGCTGTTTGTCCTTGGTGGTCTTGATCCAGCCCATAACGCCGCACTCGCCGCCGAGCAGGGCAAAGACGCACTGGCAGAGCGTGTCAGGGATGCCGCCGGTCGTTTCATACAGCGTGAGCATACGGTGCGTGAACCAGACAAGCGATACGCCGATGATGACCAGAATCAAGTCCATCGTTTTGATGCCCTTCTTCTTCACGTTCATCTGCGGTTCAACGCGGCGCCGTGCCGTGCGATTGCGAATGCGCGACGCGATGTTGCTCACCAGCCACGAAATGACGATGCCAAGCAGGAAGCCGGCGGCGCAGAACAGGACGATGTTCAGGGCGCTCATGCAACCGCCTCCTTACTTTTTCAGCGGCAGAGCATCGACGCCCTCAACGATGATGTCGGCATCGCCGTTCCCGCCAAGCCCGCTGTGGTAGCAACTGTGCATGGCGTGGAACCGGCGGCGGTCATCAAAAGAGATTTCCCCCTTGTTGATGTAGCCCTGCCCCAGCCAGAGAATCCGGTCGAGCAGGATCAGCTTCAAAGCCTCCGACTGTGCGGTGTCGCTGTTCTTCAGGTGCTCAAGCTGTTCCCGAAGACCGGACAGCGTCTTTGTCAGCTCGTCGGTCTTATCAGCCTTCTCCTCCGCCCGGTCTTCCTTCACGGCCTTGCGGTTCGCCTTGAACTTCCATCTCTCGTTGATGCCGTTGATAACGGCCGCTCCTGCCGCGCCTCCGGCGACTGCCATCAGCACGGCGATCAAGATTTCTCCGATATTCATACTCTCGTACCTCTCTCAACAGTTTCTTGGTTTGGACTCGCTCTTCGCCGGTGAACCGGGTAACTGCATGGCGAGAGGCATCCAGATTGCGTTCATGTGAAACGGGAGCCGGTCAGAACGACCGGCTCCCGCCGCTGGGAGGTCAGATCTCCACCTCGCAGGCTTCCAGGATCTCCTCGACCTGCTTACGCAGACGAGCGGGCACCTGGTCGATGGTCTTCTTGCCCTTGATAATCAGGGTAGCGTACACAACAGCCATTTCGTCTTCCTCCTTTCTCAGCAGATATTTAAGACAAAACTCGCGGAGGGCGCTCATACGGCGTCCTCTGCGAGCAGAGCCTCCACGGCTGCCCGGAGCCTCTCCGGGACATCTTAGATGGTCTTCTCACCCTTGCGAATCAGGGTCGCGTAAATTCTTGCCATAGCTTTATCCCTCCGTAGCCGAAGTCACTGCGATGACCTGCTCGTAGACCTCGCACAATGCCATCTGAGTTTCGGTCATCTGGTTCTCCAGAGACGAGATCTTATCCGCAAACGCACCGTCGCTGACCGCGGTGGTGATGCTGGTGAGCTGCGCCGTCGCGGCGTCGAGGATCGTCTTCATCTGCGCGGTCAGGTCTTCCGGCAGGTTGTCGCCATACTGGATGGCACCAATGACGGCATTGTCCGTCTCGCGCTTAATCCACTTCTTCAAGAGGTTGCAGTAGGTCGTGTGCTTCGTGACGTAGTTCTTGTAAGCCGCGTACAACACGACCACATCGGCGGCAGAATAGGTCTTGACCTCCCCACCGTCGCAATGGTACTGCTGCTCCTTTGCGCCGAGCGTGACGGCGGTAAACATGGATTCGATATTCGCCTGATCGTGCGTCTCCAGAGAGAAATGCTCCGTCCCACCGCTCAGTTCTACGTCGATACCGGCGTAGATCTTCTGCTGGCAGGTTTCGTTCGCCATGCTGAGCTGCTTCTCGGACAGCGTCAGCAGGTCATCCTTTCTCCATACGAGTCCCATGACTTTCCCTCCTTACTGGAACGCGCCGCTCACGCCGGAGATATATCCGCCGGCGGACGTGCCGCGCTCCACAGTGATGCGGAAGTTGAACGCCGCGCCGTTTGCTGCCGTCTTGTTCGTGAAGACGATGTTTGCGCCGCTCTTGACCTCCGCGGTGACGTCCTGCCACACAGGGCTGGTGTCCTTCGCATTGTTGGTTGCCTCGACCTTGTAGACCGCGCCGGCCGGGATCTGCCCCACGACCGACATGACCGCCGCCGTGATGTCGCCGGACACCGCCAGCGGTGTCTTCAGCGTGATGGTCGCCTTGTGGACGGCCTTCGTGAAGGTGGCCGTGAAGGTCGCACTCGCCTTTCCATCGCTCACTTCGATGGTGATGGTGTGCGTTCCGTTCAGGATCTTCTGGAACTCCGCCGCGGTGCTGGCGCACTCGAAGGTGAGCTGCGTACCGCTGGTGACATTCGTGCGCGTCTTCTTCACGACACCGTCCAGTTTTTCCGTGACCGTCAGCTTGTCGCCGTCGGCATCGTTGGGCGTGTACTTGAAGCTGAACGCCGCCGTCTTGCTGCCGAGGTTCACGCCACTCGCACCGCTGGTACTGGTGATAGTCGGTGGCGTATTCGTAGATACGGTGCCGTCATCAGAGACCAAGAGTGTAGAGGGAAGAATCAAAGCGGGGCGGATGCCGCACGAGTAGGATGCGTAGCCGTAGTAGTAGTTGCCATAGGAGTTGACGTACCACACGTAGTTGGTGTTGTTGGTGCTCGGGGAGCGGAGCCACCAGTTGGCGGCCGAGCCGTTCAGGTACGCAATGCGCTTGTTCAGCGCAGACGAACCGGTTCCGGCCTCGAAGTAGGACAGCTTCGCACCGTCTACCGGGAAGTAGGAGTTGTCGCTGGTCGTGAAGCCAATCTCGTAGCCGGACAGCAGGAAAATCTTGCAGAGCAGGCCGTTAGCACCGCTCTGATCCGAGCCGCCGGAACCACCGTTCTTGCGATACGGGAGCTTTACCTGCTTGATTGCGTCCCTGATGTTGCTCTCAAACAGGTTGAGGAAAGTTCCATTCAGATAGCTGTGGATGGTACTGTTCTCCAGATTGTTCACATTCGAGCTGTGCCACTGTCTGTTCTCGTAGATGTCCTTCATCAACAGCCAAGTGCCGTCACAGGAGTTATCGTACAGAGAACTCGGCTTGCCCTGATGGACGACGATGAACTCTTTTGCCGTACCGTTGACTTTCAGCTTGACGGTGCTGCCGACGGCCTTGGTGCTCAAAAGCACATTTGCCATTTCGTTTTTCCTCCTTGATAAGAGTTAAGAGTCAGCCCACGGAGGAACGTCCGTGGGGCGTTGGGCATAAGAAAAGGAGCCGGATTTCTCCGTCTCCCTGTTCTGATGCTGTTTTTTGTAGAGGTTGCGGCATTGGCGAAGCCTTCGCTTATCGCGTACCGCACGGTTTCCGTTGAGTTTCCGGTGGATCTCCACCGGCTCACCGATGATAGCCTCCACCTTCTTTGCGTATTTCGCCCGCAGCTCGTGCGTATCGCCGTATGCCGCGTGTGCGTCCCACGCTCCGAAACTCTGGAGGATAGCGTCCTTCGTAACCTCACCGCGCTTGTAGGCTTCCTCCCAGAACTTCACCTTCGCACGGATTCGCTGGATGCTGTCCCGTCGAAGTTTCTGGATGATGCCGCCGCTTTCGGTAATGTACGAATGGAAGCCGAGGAAGTCGATGCCGTTCCTCAGTGGAAAGATGCCAGTCTTCTGGTTCAGTTCCAAGCCCCAGCCGTCCATCAGCGCCCGAATGTCCTTCAAGATCTCCTTCAACCGCTGTTTGTCTGAGAGGATGACGTAGAAGTCATCCATGTATCGCCCGTAATACTTCAGGCGGTATTTCTCTTTCATCAGGTGGTCGAACTCGTCCAGAAACATCAGAGCGAGTAGCTGGCTGGTTTGGTAGCCGAGGGGCAACCCGTCGGTCGTATTGATGTAGACGCACAGCAGGTCATAGATCTGCGGGTCTACACCGCGCTTATCGAGCAGCGCCTTCAGCTTGCGTTTCAGCTTGTCGTGGTCGATGCTGGCGAAGAAGTGATGCACGTCTCCTTTGAGAATCCACCCATCGGTTCCGCGCTTCTCTCGCCGGTAGTAATCGACCATGTGCTGCTTCAGCCGCATCAAACCATCGTTGGTGCCCTTACCGGTCTGGCTGGCGAAATTGTCCCGAATGAAGCTCTTCGTGATGGCTTCATACAGGATGTTGTCCACGACCGCGTGGAGGACGACTTTGTCCACGAAAGCGGGCGCTTGGACGAGCCGCTTCTTCGGCTCATAGACATAAAACACCTCAAACCTGCTCGGAACGTAGGTCTTGGTGTGCAGGATCGTTGACAGCTTCTCGGTGCAGGCCAGAACATTCTGCTCGTACTGATCCGTTCCGGGCTTTGACCGTTTCCGCTTTCTGGCCTCCAAGTAAGCTGCGTACAGCGTTTCAAAGCTGCACATCTCTTGATAGGTCATAAACTCGCTTCTTTGCTGTTGTTGCTTCCTCTGGTCTGGGTATAGGGCAAGCTCCAGACCAGCCATCACTCCTAACACCGGTCGTCTTGCCCCCGGCAGCCGCAGCATCCAAGTCGGGATGGCGAGCCTCGGTGTGATGTGTTTATCGTCCATCCATGCACAGACGGGCGACAGGATATGACTCCCTTTGATGATGGTGTACTGTGTTCGTCCCATCGGAGGGATTACTAATCTCACTTTCCATCAGAGCGGGGCGGATGCCGTTCGAGTTGGATGCGTTGTTGTTGTTGTAGTTGCCATTGGAGTTGACGTTCCACACGTTGTTGGTGTTGTTGGTGTTCGGGGAGCGGAGCCACCAGTTGGCGGCCGATGCGAGTCATACCCTAACTCAAGGCGGATGCCTCCGCCATGAACCCTGATTACTTCCGTGCGGACTGGGCTGCGGAGCAGGCGGACATCACCAGATTGTAAAGGCTTCTGTCCTCCTTTTCCTTCGCTTCCGAACGGAGCTTGTTGGCTCTGCCGCGGTCTCCCTTCAGCCACGCCATCGCCATATACTTGACGTCTGTGACTTTCTTGGTCCAGACGCCTGCCTTCTTCACGCTGATTATGCCTTCGTCCATACAGATCGTGATATACTCCAGCAGCAGGGAGCAGCCGTCCACCACTTCCTCGATCTTGTGGATTCTATCCTCATACGCCACCACGAAGTTCGTGTTGTTGGCGCGATGGATGTCCGTCAGGATCTTTTTCGCGGTTTCGCGCATATCCTCTCCATACATTCGGAAGGTGCTCTTTGTGAAGCCCTCCTTGTCCTTGGTGTCAAGGACGTGTACGACCTCTTGGCAGACCATCTTGACATCGCAGATGTCGTCGAGCTCGGCAACCCGTGTGATAATTGCTCGAACGTCGGCCTTGCTGATGTCGCCGGAGACAACTCTCGTCGCCTGCTTGGTGTACTTCAGAAGCTCCCTTGCTCTGTTGCCAAGCAGAAACTCCTTATCGGCCATGTCTGCACTTCCTTTCCGGGCATTGCCCGTTTAATACGGCAGCCAGATCTTCAGGCTCGCCGATGAAAATGCAGCAGTCGCTCTTGACGGTCAGCGTCCCATAATTTTGAGCGTGGGTCATGCCGCAGATGACAAGATCGGTGCTGCGTCTGAGGTCGCACGGCGGCGTGATCGCTGAGAACAGGTTCCCGATGATGCAGGAAATTTCATCAGCGGGGCGCGAGAAAATGATTTCCTCTGCCATCAGAACTCGATCCTGCCAAGCGATGCGTTCCATACGCCGGTCACGTTGACCGCACTCAGGTCGGTGAAGCCGACGCTGAACGGATTTTTCGTGATCTCCGTGCCGTACTTCAGCTCGATAGCCTTGACGGCTGCGTCAACAGCCGCGATGGAAGCGCGGATGTCACCGTGGGCGGATGCGTCGCTGTTGTGGGCGGCGATGTCCTGATCCACGAGGTCATCGGTCTGCTGCTTCGTGTATGCGTCGATGTCGGGCCGCTGCGAAGCGGTCAGCTTGCCGTTGGCGTCCAGAGTAGCCAGACCACCCGGCGTACCGACCTGCTCGGTAGTGATATACTTGCTGTCGTCGGTCTGAGCCTGACCGACATTTACAGTTCCGTAAGCCATAACGTCAGGTTACTCCTTTCCTTGATTCAGCTTGTACTCCGCGGCAATCGCTTCGGTGGGGACGGTTCTTGCCCACACGCGGATCTTCCCCGCCAGCGTTTCGTTGGTGGGGCACATACCGCATTCGATAGCCACGTCCATGCTGTTCGGGGCAATCGCAATATCAGCGCGGTCTTTTGCCGTCACTCCTTCGACCGTGATGTCGCAGTAGTTCGGGTAACTTTCCGACGCTTCATCGACGCCCCAGCCCGTAGTCGGAATGGTGATGGACACCGAAGCCTGCTTATCAGCCTTCACGTTCTCCATCTCCTGCATTGCCTCCGTCACGGTCTGCGCCAGCTCGGCGACAAGGCCGTTCGTGAAACTCTTCGCCGCTTCCGCACAGGCTTTCAGGTGCTCCGTGAGTGTCAATTTACCCATGCGCTAATACCTCCATGTCGGATAATAGAGGGCAGAGGGATTTCTCCCCCTGCACTTTCGCGTGTTCCTGTGGATTAGACGCCGGTAGTGGTGAAGACCTCATTGAGCATCTCAGTCACTTCGCCGTCGGTGGCGACAGCGCCGTGAACGACGTCGGTGGGCTCCTTATACACCTGAGTCTCGGTGCCGTTGATCTTGATGTTGCCGTTGGTCTCGGAAGCCTCGACCTTGGTAGCGCCCTCAGCGATGGCATCCAGCTTAGCCTTCAGCTCATTGGTGAAGTCGTTGGCGGACAGGCCCTTGCCGTCTTCCTTATCGACCTTACCGGACAGGTCAACGAAACCAGCCAGCACGTCGAACTTGTAGTCCTCACCGGACTTGACAACGACGACATTAGTGCCCTTGGGGTACTTGTTGCCAGCACCCTCGACGAAGCTGTCGGTGGTGGTGAAAGCGTTGGTCACGTTGTAGACGTTACCCAGCACGTTCTCAGCCAGCGCGGGCAGGTCAGTGAAGGCAACGGAGCCAGCGGGCTTGTAGACGGCGCTGATCTTCGCGTTCAGCTCTTCCTTGGTGTAGGCATCGGTGATGCCGTAGCCGGCCAGAGTGGTCGCCTTGTCGGCCTTGTTCGCCAGAACGGCAGCCAGAGCGGTGTCGAGGTCATCCTGAGAGACCTTCGCCTTGAAGGCCAGAGCAGCCAGACCCTTGATGGCGACATCGACATTGTTCACGGCGATGGTGCCATTCGCGGAGCCGGTAGCGATCAGGATGTCAACCATCTTCTCGGCGATAGCCAGAGCAGTACCGTTGACCTTGACGCCTTCCAGCTTGTTAGGCTCGCCGCCAGCGGTGACGAGGTCATCGACCTTGTCAGACAGAGCGGACAGCTCAGTCTTCAGAGCGTAATCGCTCTTGACCTTCTCAGCCAGAGCCTTGAGGGCCGCCAGTTTTACCAGATGGGTGTTGTCGTAAGCCATTTTGTTTTCCTCCTAATGATGATTAAAAATATTTGTTCACCGAAGCGTCAGTTCCCAGTTTCCTCGGAATTGAACACTTCGTTGAGCATCTCAGTTACCTCGTCGTCGGTCGCGGGCGTACCGCCGAGGGGTTCCAGCTCACCGGCCGCGTTCTTGATCTGATACGGCGTGGACACACCATCCACGACGACAGAGAGCTTCTGGCCGACGTAAGCTGTGGGGTTGGTCTGCGCGTACTCCTGAGCCGCCTCAAGAGAGGGCCAAATCTCGGTGGGGTCGATGCTGAACGCATCCTGACGCTTGATCGTCAGCGGGAACTCCATCTTGGCGTAGCTGTTCTGGGTGTTATTGACTGCCATATTTCATTCCCTCCTCTCAGCCGAGCGTGACTTTCAGAACCGCAGCGTTCTCATACGGAACGGCCGGCTCGAAAACCCACACGTTGTAGTCCTTCGCGGTGTAGCCGTTGGCGCCCTCGACGGCGACAGTCTTCTTGGTGAAGGTATCGGTCACGTCTGCGTTCAGTGCAGTCTCGTTGATGACCTTCTTCACGCCGGTCTTGCCGGCGATGCAGGCGATCACGACGCGGTTCGCGCCAGCGGGAACATTGACGGTAATGACGCCGGCGGTGTACGCCTTGCCAGACTTGGTCAGGCCGCGGATGTACGCGCTGTCCAGTGCGGGCTTCTCGGCGGTCGCGCCGTAGAAGAAGTTGCGGAACGGAGTGTACGCCGCAGAGTCCTTCGTCTTGGTGCCGGCAGCAACCGCAACAGCGGGGTTGGACGCGCCGCCGAGGTTGTCCTCAGCCTGCACACCAGCGCCATGCGTCGCGGTCACGCGGTACTTCAGGCTCGCCACGGCGTTGTCGCCGCCAGCATCGCCGATGATGAAGCCGTTTCCGCCGTTGTTGTCGCTGCCCGCAGGCAGGGATGCGGCATCCACGGAGGCCACCTGCTCGGTGCCGCCGTCGGTGATACGCTCAACCTTCCAGTTGGACGCCACGACGCCAGTACCGGCCTTGGGGCCGTACTTGTAGGAACCGGGGTTCAGGGTGGCGGCCAGATAGGACGCGGTCGCAACCGCAGTACCGGCTTCCACCGCAGCCGCGCCGCTCAGGCCGAAGCCGTTGATGGACGGGTTCGCCGTGATGGTCGGCTGAAGGGTCTTGGAACCAATCTCCTTCAGGATTGCCATGAAGGACATACCATCCGTCTCCTGCAACTTCGTGCCGTTCTTGTCCTTCGTCCAGTTGCCGATGCGGTCGAAGTCGCCGGCGAGCAGGATGTTTTCGTGGGCGATAACTTTGTCCGCGTCCACACAGCCGGTGATGGCTTCCCATGCTGTGCCGCTGAAGTAGTACGAGGATTTCTCATACTCCTTTCCGTTGATGACGGTGTTCACCATGAACACGTCGCCCTTCTTGATGACCGGTGCGTCGTCAGCGGCGAAGAACGCATCAATGATGCTGCTGTCCGACGCAGACTTGTCGGTCTTCGTGCCGGTGTAGATGTCACCAGCAACGTCGTCGAGGTCAATCGTGGTGTCGTCCAGCCACTCCATAGCGCCATCGACGAGAACGTAGATGTCGTAATGGCCGGTTTTCTCGTTCTTCACGAGATACATCACGTTTTCTTCGGCTTCGTCTACGGCCGGAATCGTTGCCGCCTTCTGCATGATTGCGTGCTTCGACTTCGAGATAGCCGCCAGATACTCCTTCTTGATACGGGTTGCCGTGTCTTTAAGAGCCTGAAGGCTTGCGAGTTTAGAGGTGTCGTATGCCATTTAATCGCTCCTCTCAATGGTCTTTGCCGGTTGCTTAGGGGTTCTCGTCCTCAGAGGGGAAGACTTCGTCCAGCATGGATTCCGTGTCTTCGGTGGAGGCCATATCGTCGGGGCTGACGCCGCTGGTCGATGCGGTGATCGTGCCGTCCGCTGCCACAGAGATGCCTTTGCCGATCTTTACGCCGCCGAGCCGCGTTGCCGTAGCCACGGGCAGCACATAGGTCGAGCCGCCTCCCCCGCTGCCGCTGGCGCCGGGAGACACAAGGGCGATGGTCGCCTCCATATCTTCGTCAGGACTTCTCTTCGCCCAGAAGCGCAGAGCACCGGCAAGGGTCTGCACCGTCGGGCAAAGGCCAGCGTTTTTCGCGGTCTCAAGGGCCGCTTTATGCAGAGCGACGTTCGGGAACTGCGTTTCCGCAGCCTCCGTCACGGGAACATCGACGTAGTAGCGATACTCGTCCATGTCCCACGCGCCCTGTTCATCAGGATTCTCCTCCTGCCATGTCCAGCCGGTGTTGGGAATCGTGATGTCTTTGATGATTGCGGTGCCGACACCGCTGATCGCCTCCTGAACCATCGTCCGCACCAGCTCCTCAGCCTCAGCGGACGTGATGAACGCGCCGGGGTTGTAGGTAATCTGGACGTCGGCATCAAGCTCAAGGGCAATCGAAATGGGATAGCGCCGAATGTCAATGCGGTTGTCCTTGTAGGCATTGACCGGCTGCGGGCTGTCGCCCAGCGTTGCGTAGTAGAGCAGGATCTCTTCGGTGTCCTCGGTCTTGGCGAATACGCCAAACTCGCGGAGCCAGAAGCCCTCCTGCAAACCGCCGTTCAGGTCGTTGCGGTATTCGACCACCATGCTCAGTACGCCGTTCTCCACAGTCGGGACGGACGAAACGCCCTCCGCAACCGGAGTGACCAGCGCGACCATGTCGATAGGCTCAACACCTTCCGGCATGGCACCAGAGCCGACCATGATGCGGGTGAACTCAATCGTCTTCCCGGCCATGAGGCTCGTAATGAGATTGCGGCCGGCGACCGTTACGGTTCCGCCATAGTAGCTCATTTCTGTGTTCCTCCTTCAATCGTTTTGTTGTTCCTCTCTGCCGCGTTCTCGCGTTTCAGACGCTCCGTCACGGCTTTGAGGTTCTGGAGCTTCGTCCGCTTGACGGCGGACCGTTGTGGTGAGGCCAACTTCGTCGGCTTATCTACGGCGTCTGTGATACGAGTTTCCATCACGCTCTGCACCGCGCTACCCGCGCAGACAGATGCGTCGTAGGACACCTTGCGGTCCTGCTCGGGCATTGTGCTTTCCAGCACCGCCTGAAGCCCTGCTCCGAGGTGCAGCTTGAAGCCAAACTTGTAATCCCGTTCAACGCCGGGAAGCGTATCCTCCGAAATGGTCTGGTGCCCGCTTCCGATGTAGACACGAGCCGCATAGTCAATATCTCTTTCGAGCGTCGGCAGCAGCGTCTCTGTGACGGCAAATCCGAGGCCGCTGAGGATATACAGCTTCGCCGGGTCCATCGGTGTTTTCGTCCGAGCGTATAGCTTGAGCGTCACGCCGGCGGCGCGGAGCAGCGGCGTGTTGAACAGCGGTGTTGTATCGACCGTGCCATCCATTTCTCCGGTGTCGAAGATCATGGTGGCAGGATATGCCGGGTCTTCTGTGTAGTACAGCGGCTTATCCCAGAACATCCTGAACGCCTTGATGATGTCGGGGTAGGTGCAGTCGCAGGTGTTCTTGAGAATCTTGTAGATCAGGTACTGGCGGTATCTCTCGTCGTCGATGACCTTGAACGGAATCGGATCACCTGCAATTTGAGCCGCCTCCATACGGGTCAGGACAGCAATATCGCCTACGCCGTCGAGGTTTTTGCCCACGGCGGTGTAGACGTCTCTGTTGTAGCGAAGCTGATCGTAGAAGTCATAGACCTGTTGGAACTGCGCCCCGATCACTTCCACAAGGGCTTCGATATTTGCCTTGCCTCGGAACTGTTCGACAAGGTCTTTTTTCAGAGCAACTACATAATCAGCCATCAATCGCCACCTCGATCATCGCCTCTGTCGTGTACGCCCGCTGCCGTGCCGTGATGTTCTTGCTGCGGTCGGGGTACTCGGACGGCTCCTCCGCGGAGCTTTCCGTGGCGTAGAGTCTGATGTCGATGTAGCTGATGCCGGAACACGCTTTGTAGAGCTGTGCCATGAACTTCTGAGGGACAACGTCCTGCCCAGCGTTCAGACTGTCCATATTCTCCAGAACGACATTCCGCAGCAGATCGACATAGTTGGGAGGCAGGGCCTCGGACGGGTTCAGCGTGATGCCGAGATGGAACCAAGTGTAGATCTGAGTCGGTCGGTTGAAGCGGATCGTGATGTCCTCGTCGTATGCACCAGCCACCACGACGGACGTATCTCCGTAGGTCTGGATGCCGCCAGCTTTCTTTTCGAGGATCTGCTGTGCGATTTGCACCGGGTCGCCGCCGTCGACAACAATTTCGATGCTGTGCGGCGGTCTTCCGTATGCGTCCTCTACGTTTGTCGGGTTCTCGTACGGTGCGACGCTCACAACGCCTTGCACATTGTTCAAAATGGCGGATCTGATGCTTTCAAGCATCATGGACGACCTGTTGAAAATCTTATCAGCGTAGGACTGGCGGAACTCTGCATCGGTCTCCTCGTTGCGTCCTGCAATGTAGCCGCACATATTGACGACCTCCAGCAGCCCGGCGTCAGCCTTCACAATCTGCGTAATGACGCCGTCGGGCAGGAGGATGTCTCCGGTATCAACCGTTCCGAACACGACAATACTGGTGACGGTCTCGGTGGTCAGGTTCTCGCTGAGGATCAGGACGTTGTTCGATGCCTTATCCGCCGCATCAATCAGCAGCCACCCGTTCACTTCGTCTACCGAAGCCGTGAACGCTTCGCTTGCGACAGCAGCAGCCAGCCCTTTCAGGACATCCACCGCCTGTTCTCCGCTTTTTGGCTCGTACGAGAACACGTCTCCATTGATGGCAACCGTGTATGCGTCGTCCATCTCGGTCGTTGTCAGCTTGATCTTTGCCTTGTTGAACGAGGTTCTCGTAATCTGCCGCGGTTCGGTCAGCGACAGTTCCGTCTTCGGGTTCGTATCGGAAGCAATCATCGTGCCGGCGGCGAGCTTCGTGCCGTCCGTGCCGGTACAGTGAATGGGGTAATACGACTTCGCTGCCGTTTCGCGGGTCGAACCGCCGTACTGTGCCGCGTTATCGAGGCTCGTACCTTCAGCGGTCGAAGGATACTGGGAGTGGTAGACATCCTCGCCGAACTCCCACAGCTCCGCGATCTGGTCGGCAATGTTGGTCAGGAGGTGGTTTAGCAGAGACTCCGGGTTTTGCTTGGTGTTGACGCCCCACTTTTCACTGAGCTGCTGGTGCATTTCATCGAGAATGACGTCAAGCCGCTTGATATTCGGCCCCCGCGGGGTCAAGCCGTAATCAGCCATACAACGTTACCTCCTCCCTGTATGTTTCTTCTCCGACCTTGACGGTGTAGTAGAACTTTGCCGTTCGTTTTGCCGGATCGTAGTCTATTTTCGTTACTTCAGCAGCTCTCACTTCCGAGACCTTCAGGATTTCCTCCCGAACGAGCTGCTTGATCTTGATGGTGTTCGGGTTCTTGACGAACACTTCCTCGAACCACGGGAATCCGTACTCCGGTCCAAGACGCCATTCGTCATAGATCCATCGGAGGCGGATCAGCACCGCCTGTCGTACGCTCTCGGTCATACTGATGTCGCCGAATGTACTCACATCCAAGTCGCCATCAGCGTTGAGCTTAATGTCCAACACACCTTTCCCCTCCCTCCTGAAGATGCCGCGGAATTGATTGACCGCTTCGGGAATGATGTTTTCCGCCCACGGTGGGTATTGTTGTACTCAAAAAAGAAAGCCCGCAGTGGGGCTTAAAATCGCTTAGGCAGGAGCGGACGTCGTTCCTCCGCTATCGCCTGTATGCGTGTGTGTACTGAGAGCAATGCCGCTTCCAACCACCTCTCCGCTCACAGTCAGTTTTCCGGTGATGGTCACGCCGTCCGGCGCTACCTTTAGGACCGTTCCGCCAGCCTTGAGCACAACGGCGTTTTCTGCGCAGGCGGTCTGCACCGCATCATTTCCCTTCGTAAACAAGCCGGGAATGCAGATGGCATTCGTCATATCGAACGCAAGGTCTGTGTTGGTTTCCTGCCCGTACTGCCAGTAATCGAGACTCTGCTCGGCTACCACGATCAGGCAGCCATCCCCAGCTTTGACCGGAAACGCGACCGCCGTGTTCTGACCCGCCCCCTGTGGAAACACCACAGGGACGCCAGTGATCTGCGGGAAATCCATCGTCTTTCCGTCAGGTTTCTTGAACTTCATCGCAGGCTGAACCGTAGCGATGCACTTGGCAGGGTCAAATGCCAGCACCTTCCCCGGCATAGCGGTGTGGATACCACGGATGCCGCGCTTGACGGTATCCGAGATCTGCTGTACGAACTCCTGCATCATTCCGCTTTCACCTCTTTCAGCCTTGCTTTGCAAATCCAGTCGCCGGAGACGTTGTCGCCGGACATCTCAATGGAGTACACCCTGAAATATCCGGTCACCTTCTCGCTCTCCAGCTTGACGTAGTCGTCGATGTTGATAGCCCCGTTCAAGAAGTATTCGACATCCCACCCGATTTCCGGGGTAGAGCTTTCCTGTGCAGCCGCTTCCGTCACTCGTGCGGGGATGCCGAGCAGGCCGGAGTCCTCAGACAGGACATAGACTTCTCTGCTCATGGTGTCTCCCGGCTTCTTGACCTGCATGACGCCGTTTTGGAGACTCCATACCAGTCCGCAGCAGTTACATCCCTTGGTCATAATGTCCCGCGCCTGCCCGACGAAGCTGAAGCCGTTCGGGATGTCGGCGAAGGTTGCATTGTACGAGTAGGTCACGGCAACTCCCATCTGGTTCGCCACGTCATCCATGATGGTCTTCCAGTTGACGTTGCCGGTGTACGAAATCGTGACGTATGTGTCGCGGATCTCGACGAGGTTGTCAACAACCTCAATCTCTGTCTTCCGGTCCGCGCCGTCCTTAGTCGTGGTAGCGCTCGAAACGATGCCAGCAAAGATCAGCGGCATCCGGTTTCCGTACCCCGCCTTCAGAGACAGAACACAGTCCTTCTCGTCAAGAGCGGCGAGATGCTGCTTGTTCAAGTTCCAGACGGTAACGCGCCCGGTGTTCTGCGTCTCAAGATCACTCTTCTGGAGAGAAAAGTTGATGTGCAGCGCGACAGGCTGGCTCTTGGATGTCTCTCCGATCTCGAATCCCATACCACCCGCTTTGCCAGCAGCGAGCCGATATTGTCTGTCAAAGTTTTCGTTGCTCACAGCTCTACCTCCCTCCTGTAAAAACACACGCTCAACGCAAAGAAATGACACGCTCGTGCGTTCTGGAACGCACAAGAATAGATACGTTAGTATCTATTCTATAATGGTGACGGTGACGGTGACGGTGACGGTGACGGTTACCGCGGATTGTCCACGGATGTTCCACTGGATTGTCCGATGGAATGTCCGCGGACATTCCGAAGGGCGCGGAAGAAACGTCAGAAAAACCTCGGTTTCCGTGCGGACAACGGGGATTTTCTCGCGTCTATTCCTGTTGCGACTACGCTTGCGCCGTCTGGAGCATCTTCAAGCGATTCAGACCGATGGATGCTCCGAGACGGATATTCCGCGGATTGTCCAGCACGTTTTCCTCGGACTATCCGTTGGCGTGTCCGCGGACTGTCCCACGGACATTCCGCAGGACAGTCCAGAGGACATCATTCTTCGATTTCAACGGGTGAAAAGACGAACTGTGCCTTCCCGTCGATGAAATCATTGCGCCCGATGCGGGCAAGTTTGGTCTGCACTCCGAACACGCCATCCGGCAGCTTGGTCACGCCATAGAACAGATTCAGCGGATACCGCGGCACAATCTTGATGCCAATGACAATCGGCTCACTCTGCGTGTTATACAGGCCGAATTTCCAATAGCCGCCTGCTTCATTCCAAGTGAATCGGATCAGATACGCCTTCCCGTTCAGGACGATACGGCTCATGCTGTCGTTCATATCTGGGACTTCAATGATTGTCAGTTCCATAATCTCGCCCCCTTAATTCAACAGGCCCATGCCCTTTGCGGCGCTATATAGGATGCTGGACTTGCTGCCGCCGGACAAGCTGCCGCTTCCGGACGAGCTGCCGGAGCCGGATCCCGAACCACTGCCACTGCCAGAACCAGAGCTACCGCTGGACGTATTTGCCGTACCCGCAGCAGCCTGAGTCTTTCCGCTGCGTCCATAGCTTGCCGGAATGGATGTTGTCTTTGCGGACGTAATGCGGATTTTCTGGAACGAAATCGGGATCTCTCTTGCGTACCCATTCTCGAACGTCTTGCTGATGGTCATGCTCGTAATCGCCATACTGGTGAAGGTCTTTTCGGACGTAACCACCGTGACGGGTGACTTGGAGTAGTACAGCTCTTCGAGCTGCTGCACAACAGCTTCGACCCTTCCCCTGCCTGCGTGGCCGCGCCATGTGACAGGTGTATCCGTCAGGTACAGCGTCATGTCGAGTTTCTCGGAGCCGAGGATGATGTCATCGCTGACCATGACGCCGCTCTCAACAGCGTACTCCGGTACGCTTGCTTCGTAGTTGCGGCTTTCGGAAATCAGGGCGTCAAACTCGATCCCCGCAACCGAGACGGGCTGCCTTGCTTTTGACATCTATCTCACCTCACCTATTACAATAAATTTGGACAGGAAAGCCGGGCAACCAGTCCGGCTTTCTTTCCA